TATCAAATCATCTGTGACAGCATCAATCCATTCTTGATCGGGTTCGGGAAGAGACTTATAATATCCACCACGGTCGGTGTAAAGACCGTGTTTGTAATTGGGCTTCCATTCTTCTCCGCCATACTCAGAAGTCTCAGAATGGAAGCCACAATGACCATCCATTTGTGTCGCTGGACGGTCACATACGCCATCTTTCGTCCTTAAAGAAGCGCCACAAACTTCATCATCGTCATCACTCATTCAAGAACACCCTTGCCTTTTCTAAAAATTCTTCCGGATTAGAATCAATAAACTCACCTTCCAATACTCTATGATGTGAAGGGCAAAGAGAAATTAAATTATCAAGTGAATTCATTTCCTCGTGTTCTTGTTCTACATCCCACTCGTTATTGGGCTTGATATGATGAACGTGCGGTTTTCTACCTATTTCTTCTTCGGTAATACCACAAACTCTACATTTGAATCCGTCTCTCTCCCACGCTTTTTCTCTTTGAGAAAACCACGATGGACCGTAGTAACTTTCATAGCCACCTTCCCAACTAGGATGTTCTTTTCCACCCAAAGGCCAGTCTTTACTATAACCCACCTCAAATCCACTTTCAGACAACGCATCAAACCAAGAACCGAACCTCTGACGATAAGTCCCGCCTGAGAACCTTCCATATTCCCTTATATCTCCCAGAGTTGGTGGATTTTCATTACAATATTCCTCTGAAACACGATTAATATCTTCAGATAATTTTGGAAGGGGAGTATTCATCGGGATTGTTGGTTCAAAACCGGAAGCAATCAAAGCATCATTCCAACTTCCAAATTTCTGGACTACAGTATTTGCGGAATGGGATGAATACTCATGGAATTTTTTATACGTAGGTGCATCTCCACCGCAATATTCTTCTGAAATAGATTTAATGGAAGATATAAACTCTTCCTCGTTCAATCCATATTCTACATTTGTTTCCAATTGAGCTTCTTTGATGGCTTCGTTCCAACTTCCAAATTTAGTCGCTGGCATTGAAGAAGCCATACTACCATATTCACGAAAATCTTCATTCGTCGGTGTGTCCCCATCACAAAATTCTTCAGATACTCTCCGTATTTCTCTGATTACCTCTTCTTCGGTATATTTTGGGGACATAGTAGATTATCTACTGCCGTCCAGACTCGTGAACATCAAGAGAAACGATGTGGTCGTAATCCACAACGTGCTTCTCTTCGTCCTTATCAATAAGATACTCATCTTTATCGATTTTAATATTCATTTCTTCAAGATGAGAGTCAATCCGCTGTGCAATTTCCATTATTTCCCTGTTATCGAGGGGTCGAATCTTCGCCCCATCCATATCCCCACATTTACAAGCCGAGCGTTTTACATTCGGACGGCCCGAATTTTCTCTATCGTCAACCCAATAATGGTCAACGTGGGGTTCATGTTCAACGAGCGCAGAGACAGAATCCGGCATCGTATGATGTGGTTTGCTGTAACTCTTCAATTTACGATAACAGTTTTTGCAAATGGTTGCGTTATCTTCTATCTTTTGGGAAAACGTGGAATCTTCATCAAGTTCTTCTTCTAATTTTAGTTCAGACATAAATGCTATACTCAACCCTATATCTTTTTCATATGTCTGCTTTACGTCACAGAAATCATCCGTATGATGGCGTCGGTCTGTGTCTCACGGAGACTCGTGCAAAGTTTTAGGGTTTTGACCTATCTTTTGTTCTTGTTAACTAGTACACGCCGGTTATACTTAAGTCTTTCGTTTGAAAGTTAATTTGGTATAAGGACACACGAAAACAATCTAATAATCAAACAAACTTTGTTTAACAGTCTTATCTTCTGCGTTATTTATATCCAAGTAGTCTTTTGCTAATTCTTCAAACTCTTCGTGGTTTCGTCCTTTGAATTTGCCTTCAAGTGGTTTATGGCAAGCTTTACACAGAGAGATGAGATTGCGTAAATTATTCATTTTTTCATGCTCATCCTCTACGATCCAATAATCAGCGGGAACTATATGATGTACATCGGGTTTCAAATTGTATTTTTGTTTAGTGTTAACTCCGCAAATTCTACAATTATTTCCATCTCTTTCCCTCACCTTCTTTTTTCTGCTCCACCATGAAGAACCATAGTATTTAACACCACCACCATTTTCTTTCCATAAATGATGCTCTTCACCTTTTGGTGCTTCCCATCCCTGTTTTATTTTTTCATTTGGTTCAAATCCCGCTTTCTCAACAGCTTTATTCCAACTTCCAAATTCATTCCTTACCCAATTTCTACTATATTTTGCATTTCTATGATATGTTTTTTTGGTCCGGTGTTTCGTTTTTGTCGCAATAACATCTGTATATTCCCTTAATATCCTTAATTAATTGTTCTTTACCGGGATTATCTCTTCTAACAAGAGGTTCATATCCAATTTTTAATAGTGCTTTGTTAATAGTACCAAACTTTCTCGCATAAACAGTCCTGCTAAATTTAGATTCTGATATTATATCGTGTGTTGAATTGTCAATTCCAATCCTATAAACTGCCTTCTTTAGTTCATCTAACGCTTTCTCTTTAGGAACTTCAACACCTTTTCTACTATTTTTTAAAGAAAATTTACTTTTTTGTATGATTTCTCCCCAAGAATCAAATTTATTTTGATAAGAGGTAAGTGAATATTTTGAATGCAAATTTATATCTTTTTGTGTTGGAATTTTATTTAATTTTTCTCCAACTCTTTCAAACTCAGAAATATACTCATCAATCGTTCTTGAATTATACGCCTCTGAATATTCTTTATGCCGGTATTCTTCAAAACCACATTCCGATAAAGCATCCCACCAAGAATTTAAATGAGTTCTAAGAGTTGGAAATGAAAAATTTCCATATTCTTGGTATTGTGAGTATGATGGCCGTCCTCTTACTTCTTCTGAAACTCTTTTGATGTCTTCTATTATCTTTTCACTAGAGATTGGATTTCCCCGTCCAACAGCATTTTTACTAAATCCAGCAACTTTTAACGCTTCGTTCCAAGAACCAAATCTATTTGAAAAAGTCGCATAAGAAATATCACCATATTTTTTCATATCTTTAACAGTTGGAGAACCCCCATCACAATACTCTTCTGATACTCTCTCTAATTCATTAACCAAGTCATCTTCGGAGTATTTAGTTGGCATATCCCTGTCCTTCAGAGTTGCCCGCCATTAATTCGGATAGGTTCAACATCTTCCATGACTTTATCTTCAGAGGTAAACCAGAAAATACCACAAGAGCCGCCAGAAGATCCTTGAGATTCAGCGAAAGTTGAAGGCGGGGAAGGAGAACCAGTCATAACAACAGGAATTTCATCTCCAATACGCTCAATTAAGGTTTTGTGATAGTGGGAACGGAGAAGAATATCAAAACCATACGCCATATAATCATCTTTCACTCGATTTTCTCCACTACTCGTTCCGACATGATTCAAATACCGTTCACCATGACGGGAAAGATAATCCCACCCACGAACCGAGAACTGAACAATACCAGCAGGACCGGCCTTGTTGATATTCACATTTTCCGCATCCGAGTAATGAAGAGCAGTTTCAACGAAATCAAACAACATCATATCGAAATTCGTTGTACTCTCTTTATCGAGACGACCGTGATTACCCGGAACACATTGAACATCTACGTATTCAAACTGATCAGAGAGTTTCAAAATTTGCTCTATATACGTATTTCCTGCTTTCCGAAGCTGGTCACGGACATTATCTTCCTGTTCGTGTCGCTGTGATGCAAAGATGCCCTCTCCATCAACGTGATCGCCGTTCAAAACAAATACAACATCCTCAACATCACCACGACGTTCGGCATGAGCAATTCCTTTGTCTACATACTCCCGGATTGCCTTCCTAGCCTCTTCTGCACCGTAGTAATCCACGTCATATCGGTCTTGAACCACAGAGCCGACGTGTGCATCAGAATGAGGAAGGACGAGTGTAGAGCCGGAGTCAGACCGGGTATAATCAGCCTTAACAGGGTCGGTATTATTGAGTGCTTCTTTAACCTCCTTTTCCATTTCCGTTAAAGCGTTATGAGTGTCCTTAGTAACCTGCGCTCTGTCATAAGAATTGATTCGTTTTGGAGTTTCATTTCGCTCTTGACTTTCTCCACCGATATGCCATACATCATCACTATTCATATAAAATTCATATCCATGATCATCTTCAAGAGCTTGCATCCGGTATCTTACTGCTCTCCGTGAAATATCAAGCTCATCAGCAATATTCTTCCGTGTATTTGGTAGCTTCTCCAAAACTGCTTGCTGCTTAGGAGTTATACTGTTCATAGTTTTAGAATTAATTTCACTCATTAAAATTCTCCTCGCTTATTTTTCTACTATAGAAAAACTCCGGGTGTCCAATCTCATAAGATGGACTATATTCCCCGGTTCTACTAATTATTTCGTAACCCATCTTAGGATGAGCATAATAAGTCACATCACCATTCTCATAAGCTAATACATCACTCCAATTTAATTCTTCCCACCCACCAAGATTGTTTTTATCATCGTTGGGTTCACTCACAATAACTTCTAATGCTGTACGGTCATCTTTAAAAGATATTTCAATATCTCCTTCTTTTGAATGAATTATTTGCCCGTCATATCCTTCAGGAACTTCTAATGTTCTGAACAATTCTCTTGGTTCATCAACATAATAAATCTCTTGCTCACTCATTTTCAATCAAATCTTGTAGACCGTTTCTCTCAATAATAAAGTCCATCTCTTCACGGAGTCGTTCTACTTTATTTTCTAGTTCAGAAATGCGTTCTGCTTCAACCCCGGTCTGAAAATTGTCAATTTCGGATTCACCTTCTTCAGATTCTGTCATTATTCTTTAATACACGTTTAAGGTTTAAATATCTTTCCTTCTACTTCAACCTTTCTTCAACGCTACAGGCATTCATCTGAAACCGTGTTGGAACGCCTTCAACCCCTCAAAGGTTCATCTGAAACGACCTATGGGATTCAAAGGGTGAACTTGAGGGCGAACCTTCAACCCCTCAAGGGTTCATCTGAAACGTTTGCTATCCTCCGGGGGTTTCATCCAGTCTCTCCCTTCAACCCCTCAAGGGTTCATCTGAAACTAAACGAATTGAAATTACGGTCTTATATTGCATGCCTTCAACCCCTCAAGGGTTCATCTGAAACTGACGTTTACCGAGATACAGAAACAGCATTAGATCCTCCTTCAACCCCTCAAGGGTTCATCTGAAACTCTTGAAGAATTGAACCCACAGAATCCAAGTCAACACCTTCAAGCCCATAAGGGTTCGACGGAGTATGATTGTAATATTTCTTTTTCCGATTTGTGCGGTCTTGGTGTAGACCACTTAACTTTCGGCGGGGTGTTTCGTCTTACCGTGAAGTGTTCGCTCCCACTTGGAATACGCCAAGCACCTTGCAGATTATAATTTCCGGAACCACATCGGTCAAATGACCTGTGTTCCAACTGTTGTTGGTCTGCTACTAACGCGAGGTGTGCGCTTTCAACGCCTCTTTTCTCCTATCCCAACGAAGACCGTGGGGTACGCCCCATGCATCCAAACAAGGCCGTTCTATTGGGCTTAACGGAGGCGAAACTTACATCGGATAGCATCGATCCGATGAATCCGGTGAAGTGCCGGATATCGGAAAGTGACATATAGCCACTCCCGACTTCAACTCACCATATGGGAGGTTAGTTAATAACTCTTTCGTTAATAACTGAACAGGCCACCCTCTTCAATATATTCATTAGCTTCATTCCGGATTTCAAACCCGTCGCTTTCAAAATCACTCCCACGAAATGCAATATTCATAGATGCATTCACATCAGCATGAACTTGATATCCACACTCACCGCATTCAAAATCAGTACCATTTCGATTACTACTATGAACATAACCACAATTTCTACACGTCTTGCTCGTATTCCGAGGATCAACAACTTCAACCGGAATTCCTTTTGCTTTAGCTTTATACATAATCATTTCTTGAGCAAGAGCATACGGCCAATCGTGAATCGCATTTGCTGCTGTCTTCCTATAGTTTGTTAGGTCCTCCAAAACAATTTTTGGATTGTTATGCTGAGTAGCTTCCTTTACTATATTTTTGGATGCCGTATGGAGAACCTGTTCTGTATATTTCTCGTGTTGTCCACGGCATTCTTTAACACCTTTAACATCATTATTAGCCATCATTTCCGAACGTTTTTCTTTTAATCTTTCTCGGTGGTGTCTAAATTCAGAACCATCCTTCAATTCTACATTTTTAATTCCATCATTAGAAAGAACAGAATATGTATAGATAACATTTTCTCCAAGATCAACACCAATTACTGTTTCAACCTCTTCATCTTCAATAACATCAACGTCCCATGTAACCACTAAATGTGCCTTTAATGTATCTCCATCTTTATGTATTTCACAAGTTCCAAATGACGCTCCTTCGTTAACTATCTTATCTAAATACCTCTTTGAAAATTTATTATCGTTGATATGGAACCACTCTGGTTTATACGGAACAATATTGAACTTAATTCCATACCCTTTGTTATTTTCTTCTACTGTAATTTGTTGGCTTTTTGCTCTAACATAATTTTGCTTCCCGAAAACTGGCTTATTGCCCACTTTACCATTACTTCTCCAAGATTTATAACCACTAACAACATCTCCAATTGCTTCTGAAGCAACTTGACCAGAAACATATCTATCATCCCCCCATTCTTCTACAACATTTCTATAAAATTGAGGATTCATTGTAGACCATTGATTTTCATCAAATGATAAAATTAAATCTGATACAAATTTACTCATCTCCTGATACTCATTTATACATTTTTGAATTTTGGTATTCTTCCTATTACTCGTTTCTAGGTCAAGTACAACAGTTTGAGCAACTGTTTCAGTTGGCATATTTTTTCTTGTAGACTACTACTTATATATTCTTCGCTCTCTAAAACAATAGAGTTTTATGCTTCCCCCTCGTAGCGGTGCTGTGCGGTAACTGTTCTAGTTTATAGTTTATGTTGTTCTAGTTACTATATTCGTTACTTCCTTTACATGAAATATAAAAATACCTAGGTTATCTACTTCCTTTATATACTTAACCTAGGTATTACCGTTAATCTTTTAACTATACAACTAGTACTAGACTAGTATATGGTAACAGAACTAGCAGATATAGATGGTCTAGGCCCAAAAACAGTAGAGTCTCTAGAAGGTAATGATATAACTAGCATAGAGGATCTAGCTAACTCTAGTATTGAAGAGATTACTGAATGTGGTATTAGTAATTCTAGAGCTAAAGATTTCAAGTATAAAGCTAAACAAAATACTATTACTATTCAGACTGGTACAGAAGTTCAAGAGGAATATGATAATAAGAATAAGATTAAGTCAAATATAGATAAACTAGATGAATCACTAGAAGGGGGTTTTGAAGAAAATGCTGTAATTAGCATCTGGGGAGAATCAGGTACAGGTAAAAGTCAGTTGGCACAGAAACTACTAGTTGAAGGTTATGAACAAACAAATAAACCTGCTATACTTGTGGAAACAGAGCCGGATCGATTTCGCCCTGAAAGGATAGAAAAGTTAGCTAGTAAGGAAGACACAGTTGATAATATCCATAGGGTTAAAGCATATTCAATAGATCAACAGTATAGTTCTTACGGGAAGATTATTGATGTATTTGAAGAAGCATCTGTTGTTGTGGTTGACTCTTTAACTGCACGTATTCGTTTGTCTTCTGAATTTGAAGGACGTGGGACACTTTCAGAACGTTCTAATGAATTGGGAAAGCATCTAATTAAACTAGAGGAAATTGCAGAAAGATTGGAATGTCCTGTTGTGTTTACTAATCAAGCATACAAGAATCCAGATAGTTATGGAAAGAATGTTTTACAATACGGTGGAGCAAAGATAAAACATACATCTCTTTTTGGAGTGATGATGAGTAAAGCCAAAGGAGAATTGTTTGAAGCTGAAGTACAACATCATCCATCTACAGGAGATACGTCTGTATTGATTGATATTGGCGAAGACGATATTACAGGAGTCTAAGCGAAACACTTTTTTACCCCACCCTTCAAGATAGGGTCGTATGGTAGAAGTCTCGGAAGATACGGTTGACGCACTTGAGACGCTTGCCGAAGATAACGACGTTGAGTTTGATGCGGTTCGTGAAACGTTCAAAGAAAAATATGAAGAGGTGGGTGACAAAGCAGTTGGGGAAGTGAGTGACGAGAAGTTAGAACAACTTGCCCTGCGTGCAACACGAACGGCAGAATTGTCCGATAGTCGTGTTCCGACGAATGGAGTTGAAATGCTTACTGTCGGCGGTTCTGTCCGGAATTGGAACAACGGAGATACGTTTGTCGGTAAAGCTCTCGTTGATCTTGAACCGGATACTGATGAAGGGCGGAATTTCCTTTCGACGGTTATTATTGATGGGAGTGATGTAAGCCTCGGTGAAGTTGTTGATGCGTTTGGAGATGTTGGGAATATTGTCTCTGGTGAATTCTCTGTGAGTGAAGCGCATACGGACAAGTTCCGCGTGCTTAATTCGTCGGAAGATACTGAACTGAATGTTCAAAAGCCGGATGATCGTGGCCCGATGATTGAAGAGATTCGTAATGTTGTCCCCGAAACCACCATTCGGGATATTACTGATAATCTAAGCCAAACGGAACGGACTGATGATGGTGATGTATATCCGGCTTCGTTTGGTGTTGATATTCGCCGTATGACTGTGGATATTTACGATGGATACAAGAATCCATCCGAAGGGAATGGGACATATACCGTCCGTGACGATACGGTTTTCGATGAAGATGATATCGTTGAGAGTCCCGTTTTTGACTCGGATAATGCAGGTGAAAATGCTACGCCCGGTTTGACGTGTTGGGCTGATCCGAGTATGATGGAGTATGGTACTGGTTCAGTTGTGGAGATGTTCGGTACTGTTTCTAAGAACGAAGATGGTATTGCTTCGATGAATGTTGATGGTATCGTGCCTATTATGGTTGAGGGTGAATTTGATGGCTATGAAGACAATTCTTCGGACGAAGCACCGGAGCGGGAGCAAACTTCGTCTAACGTTGACCGAACTTCAATTTAGGTGATATAATGGGCAAATCAGGACATATTGCAGATGGTAGCAAAGTTATGTGTAAATCAGAAGATGTGGAATTTGAAGGCCATTTGGAATCAGTAGATGTTTCGTTTGAAAGAGATGAAGAAATGGATGCAATTGGCTATGCTATGCACACAGATTCTTCAAATTCTTCGGAGAAGATTGGAATGAATGTCGGATATACTGAAAGGCATTTAAAGTTGGGTGGCCTTCAACAGATTTCGGGTGTTGGTAGATTGAAAGCAGAAGCACTGTATGACGGGGGATATGAGCGGGTTGAAGATATCAAGATGGCATCGCAAGAAGAGTTGAGCAATGTTGAAGGTATTGGGATGGCACTTGCCGCTCGTATCAAAGCAGATGTTGGCAGTGTTGGAGTTGATCCAGATGAAATAGTTGACGAATTAGAAGAATCCACGCCGTCTTTCTTAGAGGAAAATACGCTAATGGTGAATATCCATGAGTGAATGCGAAGCGTGTGGGCAAGAGCCTCCGGGTAATGCCGGGGAGGATTTAAGGAATCAAACGCGGATGAAGATAGATAAGATGGTTTACGGTGTATCTTGTGAGTGTGTCAAGTGCGGTACACGATTAGATCCACAAGATAGAATAGCAGATATCGAAGGAGAACGTACAGTTAAAGAAATGATTCAGAATGAACAGACCGATGAACCTAAATTCTTGGAGGGTGAAAGTTTAACACATGGGATGGAGTGATGATAATGAGATCGAAGAAAAGAAGGCAGAGACAGTGGATACACCCGAAGAAAATCCACGGGAAGATGGTAATGAAGAAAACATGACAGACGATAATAGTACAGACTTGTCTTCGTTAGCTCCAAATGCGATGGATATTGGAGAAGCGAGCGAGAAAGAGAGTCAGCATAAGATTATGTGCTGGTCGGACGAGGGGCAGGGAAAAACGCACTTCGGGTATACCATGCCCGATCCCATTTGCTTTATTGATACGGAAAACAAGGCAGATGATATCGCTCACAAATTTGAAGATAAGGAAGTGTATATTTGGCAACCCGATGATTTCGATCAGGCTTGCCAACACCGTGATGAAGCTCTGAATTTCCTATCGGAGTACATGAGTCAGACGGGTGAGATTGGAACTATCGTTGTTGACTCTATGGCGGTTATGTGGGAATGGAGTCAGTACAAGTTTATTGAGGAATGGTATCCCAATACTCCCCCGGAAGATGTGAATATTGAGTTGCAGGATTGGCCGAAGATTAAGGAATATCACAACAAGCACTTTCGGAAACCGTTTGAGAGTTGCGATTTCCACGTCTATTGGACGAGTACCCGGAAAGACGATGTTGGAGAAGTTATTTCCAACGATGCTATTGATGAAGCACCGGATAAGCCGGGCGGTGAAAAAGAGAACGTGTATAAAGTCAATAGCATCATTCGACTGTACTTGAATCAAGATGGTGTTCCCGTTGGCGATCTACAGAAGAGTGGGTTGACTCGATTTAAGTACGTTGGTCTTGAACGTCCCACATTTGAAAAGCATAAAGAAATGCTTGATGAGATTCAGCGAATTGAGTCGGACGGTGCGAATAATGTTGGCGATGTGAAAGATATGTATAGTCTCGATTATGATGTACAGTTTACTGAAGCGAACACTATGAGGTACTTAGAATGACTCCCGCTTTAACAGAAACAAAGGAATACGATCTGCCGTTTAGCGATTCGGTTGAGTTGGAAGTTAGTTACAACCGGATTTTAAGTCGGTTTACTATTGCCTCTCGTATGCCGAATGGCCTTCCGGAGCGGAATGAAAACAAGAAGCTTACAGAAAATGATTGGGATTTTCTACGTTGGATTGTAGATGATTATACGAATAAGTCGTTCCGGCAGCTTTTAAATTCGGATGATTCTAATGATAAAGAAGTGGCTTATATTCTTAACATCACAATTGAGACTATACTCGGTAAGGAAATTACATCGTGGGAAGAATATAAAGGAGAAGAAGAGTTTGTAAGTAAAGGAAGTCTTGGTGTTCAATAATGATTACTAAAGCGAAATTCGAAACGACCCGTGGTAATTTGCAGAAAATGCTCAAGTGGATTTCGGCCCCACTTGATGATCAATACGATAAGGCGTGGCTGAATATTCAAGATGAAGAATTACACGCTGTTGCAAGTATGGGACAGGCAGTTGTCTCCTACTGTACTTTCAGCCAGCCTTTCGTTCAGGATATTGATATTCACGATGATGTTGATGCTTCTGCTGGTATTGAAAGCATGATTAACCTTGAAGACCTGAAGGATTACGTTGATTTCGTTGGCGGTGAACGGGTTGAAGTTTCGTTCTTGGGTAATGAGGGTGAGCAGTTGTGTCGGAAGATGGAAATTGATGGTGATATTCATGTTGATCTGTACGTTCCTTCTTCAGAGGCAGATTATGAGTCTCAACAGACAGGTATTGTGAACCTGTATGATGATGAGAACCGTTGGCATAAGCCAAGCGACGATGAACCACTTTCGACCCGGTTCCGGACTAAGGTGCGAGAGTTTGAACGTATTGTGAAGGTGACACAGTTCGATGATTTCGCTCTTAGCACCTATCCCGTCGTGATCGAAGATGGTGAATTCTTGTTGGATGCGAAAGATGAAAACGAACGCAATTCCATTCAGGGTAGCCTTGATGCTCAGGATGTTGACGGGCCGGATGTAAACAATTCCTATAGTCGTGGATTTGAGGAATTGTTCAATAACATTAGTGGTGAAGTGTGGGTTGATATTGAGCAGGATACTCCCATTAATGTTGTTCGGGAGAGTAATGATTCGGCGATGCAGCTACGTTTCATTTTGTTGCCTACGCAATAGTAGACGAAACGCTTTTATTTGACGGTCTACTCGTTTCTGTTAATGAGCGACGATATGCTACCTGTTGGAGAGATTGTTACTGAACCACACTCTATTATCCAATCGGATGCTACTGAGTTACCGCATGAAGATGAGAGTTTTCACGCTATAGTTACTGATCCTCCATATGGATTAGCGTTTATGGGTAAAAATTGGGATCAGTTTGAACCAAAAGAATATCAACAATTTTGTGAAGATTGGGGTAAGGAATGCTTTCGTGTGTTGAAACCCGGTGGTCATATGCTTGCTTTTTCGGGTACGAGAACGTATCACAGAATGGCTACTGGTGTTGAAGATGCTGGTTTTGATATTCGTGATAAAATTGATTGGCTCTACGGAGGTGGGTTTCCAAAAAACCACAATATTTCTAAATCTATCGATAAAAAATTGGGAAAAGAAGATGAAAGAGAAAAAGACGGTGTAAAACCGGGACATGAAGAATTTGCTGATAGAGATACAGAAGGCCATTTGGGAGGTGAAGATTCTAATGAAGGTTATAAAAGACCGTGGATGGAAGAAGACGATGCTAATGAGTACCATTATAAAACGAAAGCCGCTACAGAACAAGCACGTCGTTGGGAAGGGTTTGGGACAGCGTTGAAACCTAGCCATGAACCTATTGTAGTCGCTCGGAAACCGTTAGAAGAAGATACTGTGGCTGGACAAGTTATGGCTACAGGGACAGGTGCTTTGAATATTGATGGGACGAGAATTGCTACAGATGAAGAATGGGAAGGCAATAAAATGCGTGATGCTGATGAGGGAGTAGTTTTAGATGGTAGTGTAAGTGGTGAATTGAATCAACAGTCTTCGGGTAGTCACGAAGAAGATCGTTATCCTGCCAATATAATTCTTGATTTTGAAACGGCTCAAATGTTGGATGAAGAAGTTGGTGAATCTACTTCGGCGGCTTCAAAAGAATATCATAAGGAATATGGCGATGATAGTATGATGATGGATGGTGAGAGCCATCCCGGTAATCAATATACCGATACAGGCGGTCCATCCCGGTTTTTCTATACGGCAAAAGCATCTAAGTCTGAACGAACGATGAATAATAGAATCGATAACCCCCACCCGACAGTCAAACCCGTTGATTTGATGGCTTATCTTGTTAGACTTGTTACTGCTGAAGGGCAGAAGGTATGTGACCCATTCTTGGGTTCAGGAACAACCCTTTTGGGTTGCGAGCAAGAAAATCGGGTAGGGTACGGTTCAGACATGGATAAGGAATACTGTGAGATAGCGACGAAGCGACTTGGGGTTCGGCTCGGGACTGAAATGGGTTCATTCATGGACTACTAAGATGGATACCGCACAAGAGATTATTTTCGGTGAGAGTGGTTTTCCAAGAACAGTAGCTCACGCTTCTAACGGTCATCTTCAGCAACATTTTATTCACTCAAAATCAGCTTTCGATATGTTTTTTGAACACAACAGACCGGATAAAAACCTCTATTCTTCCATTTGTCGATTCCGTTCTGATATGCGCCCGGTCAATTGTAGCATCCCGTGGGACTTTGATTCTCCTATGAAAGACTCTGTTTTTGATGATGAGACAGACAGAGAAAAAGTAGAATTGATGCGTACTGATGAAGAGTTAGCAGATAAAATACTCGGTGAAGTGTGGGGAGATGCACAATCGCTTGTTAAAAGATGTAAACGGGATAACATACCAGCGGTTACAGTTTTTTCGGGGTTGGGAGTCCATGTTCATATGCTCTATAAAGATCGAGTTAACCCCGTAGAAGAGAAAGTTAGCACATCAAATTATTATATTGATGAATGCGACTTGAACACTTACGACAGACAGATTATTACCGATACACGCAGGATTCTCCGTATTCCGAACAGTCAACGAGTAGATGATGGTGTATCTGCTGGTGTTTGGTGCATCCCGATCACCGAAGATGAAGTATTAAACAACACCATACACGATTTATTGGAACGCTGTGCCTCTCCAAAGGATATTCCGTTCCATGATAGGTATAGGAAGGAAAACCGTCCTGAGATGGAAACTAAGGAGGGATACGAAGATGTTGATGAGAATACAACAGGAACAGAACCGCTTAGAAACTCGGTAACTACAGAGCTTAATTCTGGTATGAAAGAGATTATTAAAGACTGTATAGCGATGCCATGCATTAAAGAGCGGTTCTTTACTCAAAACCCACATCACATGGTTCGATTCAACGGAGTTGCTTTCTTATATCAAGCAGGGTTCCATCCAGAAGAAGTGAGAGAAATAATTAGAAATATTGGTTGGATTGACTATGACGAAGAAATTACGTACAAAATGACAGAGCAAATATGGAATAGGAGATATTCGGAGATGAAATGTGAATCAATAAAATCGCTTGGTCTTTGCGTCTTTGGTGAAATGTTCAATAACTACAGCAATAATCCTGAAGATTGCGAAACATATAAGTATACGTCCGGCGAAGCATTATATCCATACGAGTGATTGAAAATGTCTAAACCGCTACTAATTCAATGGTATAACTGTACCGAGTGTGGATACGAAACTGCTGCTTGGGATCAGGTTGCGTGTCCGAAATGCCAAGTAAATATGACACCAGTTGCAACAGCGGGTGCAATACTTGATAATCGAGGTGATATTAAATGAGAGAATGTATGAATCCGGATTGTTCGGATCGAACAGAGGGGATGTATAAAATGTTTTGTAGTAATTGTCATTGGTCGGTGGTTGTAGATGTTTGAAAAACGCTATAGTTACGATGATTTACTTCTTGTTCCTCAGAAATCACCAGTAGATACCCGATCCGATGTTGTTCTTGATACGAATGTAACTCCAAATAACAAAATCAGCATACCGCTCGTTTCTGCACCGATGGATTCGGTTACAGGTGGAGAGCTTGCACAGAAAATGTGTGATAATGGTGGAGTGGGTATTGTTCACCGTTTTCAAGATATTGATAAACAAGTTGAACAGGTTAAATCTGTAGATGGGATCGTTGGTGCGTCTATTGGGTTGGGAAGAGATGGTTTTGATTCAGCATTTATGCTTGAAGAAGCTGGTGCTGATTTTATCTGTGTTGATGTTGCCCATGCACACATGAATAGATGTGTTTCACTCGTTGAAGAATTGAGTGAAGATATTAATGTTGATGTTATGGTAGGTAATGTTGCTACCGTACAGGGAGTTAAAGATTTAGTAAAGGCTGGTGCTGATTCTGTGAAGGTCGGCGTCGGCGGCGGATCGCACTGTAGTACAAGAGAAAAGACAGGACATGGCGTTCCACAAGCAAGTGTTGTAGAAGAGTGTTCATCCGATGTATTTGGCCTTAATCAAGACTATACTATTATTGCTGATGGCGGGATTCGGCAACCCGGTGATGCTGTTAAAGCATTAATGTTAGGTGCTGATGTTGTTATGATGGGCGGCATTTTCGGGAGAACACACGAGTCTCCGGGTGATGGTTCAGTTTGGGGCTGTGCATCCGAAGAAGCCGAAAGTGAAGATTATGTTGAAGGCGAAGTTTCGCATTCAGAAGAGAAATATAGTGTAGAAAGTGTGTTTATCAATTTTGAAGATGGTCTTCGTTCCGGTCTTAGCTACTCTGGTGGTCATTCTATCGAAGAAGCAAGAGAGAACGCACAATTTATTGAAGTGAGTCAATCTACTCAAGAACGGAATGGCGCTTTCGAAGCCTAACGAAACATTTTTAAACTTCACTCTATAACGTTGAATCGCTGTGGCAGTTGGGTTCCACCACACCCCACCACCCCTCCCAATTGTCACAGTTCACTTTGCACCCGTGTTCCAAGCTTGGTAAGGAGTCCGGCTTAAGACCGGATGGTATAGTCCCTCGTAGGTTCAAATCCTACCGGGTGCATGAGCGCAGAAGGAAAACTGCGTGGAGGGCGCGTGACCTTGCCCCTTGAAGGGCGAGGGCGCGTCAAACAAACCAAAATTATTTAAAGGCGAAACTGCTATTAATGTGTATGACGCTTGGAACCGATTCAAATAGGGAGTGTCCTTCTTGTGGGAGAGAGATGAGCGGTGGATTGACTACCTATACTGGTGAACCGCCAGAATGTGCTATTTGCCAAGGGCAAACTGTTATCGGTGATGGCGGTAGTCTTGATTTTGAAAGCGAATTATTTGAAGATGAAGAGGATAGAGAGAACTACGAAGGGGTGAAGGGTAAGAGTTTTAACCGGCGTCGTTCTATTACTTGTGTATGAATCAGTTAGCTAATGACTGTCCCAATTGTGGAAATGAATTAGTTGAAAAATCTACTTTAGCTCATTGTACTAATTGTAATAGTCAATATAATTATAAGAGGAAAAAGCATTCAGTAGTTATATTACCATGAAAAACGAAATAAGGTCTGATATAGTTGATGGTATTTCAGATTTAGATGGTGGTTATTCAAATTTAATACCGTTTTCATATTTGGGTGGTAAGTACAAGCATTTGAATTGGATTCTTCCTAATTTACCACATAAGAAATGTTATATTGAACCCTTTGGCGGAAGCGGTGTTGTTCTTTTGAATAGGAAACAGTCAGATCTTGAAACGTTCAATGATAAGTATTCAGAAGTAACAAACTTTTTCCGTGTTTTACGTAACAAACCAGATGAGTTACTTCAAAAGATAAGTTTAACACCATACTCCGAACAAGAGTTTAAAGACTGTCTTGAAAATAGAGATAGTATGTCTGATATTGAGAAAGCAAGGACTTTCTTTTTAATTGTTAATATGTCTTATGACAAAAACTTAGACAGTCCAAATTGGAGTTACAGTGTTAATTTTTCTTCATCGGGCGTAAGCAAGAAAATTTCTTCATACAAAGCTAAGATAAAAAGACTGAAACCGATAGCAAAGAGATTAACTGATGTTCAAATAACAAACAGAGACGCTATTGATGTTATACAAACATTTGACACGGAGCAAGGGCTGATTTATTGTGACCCACCATACCCACCTGAAGTAAGAGAGTTTGAGGATGCTTATGGCGTTGAGATGAAAGATGAAAAGCATAGGGAGATGGCTGAAGTTTTGCAGTCTTCTGAAGCGGATATTGCCATTTCTTCTTACGAAAATGATTTATACAATGATTTGTTTTCTGGTTGGAACAGAATTGACGCTGAAGAAAAATCATTATCATCATCGCCGGGAGAAGGAAAGTCAACGACAAGAACAGAATGTTTGTATGTGAATTATGGTTCTGATTTTGACAATACAAGTGAAGTGAATGAACGTTCTGTTTTTGACTACTGAATCGTAAGTCTTTTTACTAAGCAACTGTTAGTAACAGTTGATGAAAGGCGATCACCGAATTGACGCAATCATTGAAGAAGAAGTACAGGAAGGAAGAGTTACACCAGCTTATATCGCGCACGTTGGCGATGTTTCAAAGTCGTATGTGAGTCAACGACTTTCGCTGATGGTTGAGCGAGATGAGATCGAAAAAGTATATCGCGGGCTTTACGAGTTGAAATAATGAAATATACTGAACAAGAATTAATTGATGAGTTGCATAGAGTTTCTGAAGAGTATTGTGGTGGTGAGACGCCGACGCAGAAAGATATGAACAAATATGGTAAATATTCAGCCGCAACATACGAACGTCGTTTTGAATCTTGGAATGATGTTTTGGAAGTTGTTGGGTTAAAAGTAAATGTTTATAAAGATTACACCGACGAAGACTTAAAACAAATATTAATAGATTTTAGTGAAAAATATTGCAACGGTGAGGCTCCAACTAGAGAGTTTTTTAACAAAAAAGCGGATATTCATTATAGTACAATAGAAAATAGATTTGGGACTTGGAATAAAGCTTTGAAAATATGTGGAAAAAGCGTTAATGAAAGACATAAAATCCCCAAAGAAAAGTTGAGATATGAATTATTTAAAGTTAAAGATGTTGTAGGTGGAACACCGACAATTGGTGAAATGTGTGAATATGGAAATCTCTCTCATGGGCCTTATGTGACTGAATTTGGTTCATGGAATAAAGCACTTGAGTATCATGGAATGGAGTATAATCATAAAAATAATTTAAGTAAAGAGTATATAAAAAATGAAATAAAGAAAGTTTCGGAAAATCATTGTGGTGGCAAGGCTCCGAAAAGAGAAGATATGCGAGAATATTCTGAAATTTGTCAAATGACCGCAACTAATAAATTTGGCTCTTGGGATGTAGCGTTGGAGCAATGTGGGATAGAATCATTAAAAGCAACCGATTATCTTCCAAGTGGAAAAGAACATTTCAATTGGTGTGGGGGTATATCAATAAATTATGGCCCTTCGTGGAATAGACAAAGAAATAAAGCAATGAAAAGAGATGGTCATTGTTGTAGACTGTGCGAAAGGCCAGTTCAAGAAACTTTAATTGATGTTCATCATATAACACCAGTTCGCTTTTGGAGAGTAGAGCAGGAACACGAGAAAATGAACCAACTAAATAATTTAATATCTTTATGCCGATCTTGTCATAGGAAATATGAGGGACAATTGAAGGGGAGGGGGCATGATGAATTTGAATATGTTATTGATAGTGAAGCGATAGAGTTATAAATTTCGCCGCTTAATGGGCAAGTGCAATGATTGAAAATAGCGTTTGGTCGGAGAAACACCGGCCAGAGGATCTTGATTCAGTAATTGGGAACACAGAACAAGTTAATCGAATGTCCAAGTGGGTAGATGATGATTCTGTCCCCCACCTTCTTCTTCATGGCCCCGCCGGAACGGGGAAGAGTAGTGCAGTAATAGCATTTTGTCGTGAAAAATATGGCGATGAATGGCGACAGAACCTCATAGAGTATAATGCAAGTTCTGACAGGGGCATAGACATCGTTCGTGATGAAATTAAAGAAGAAGCTGCTAGGAGCGCATCTTCAAACCATCAACGGAAGGTGATAATGCTGGACGAGATTGACTCAATGACTTCTGATGCTCAAGCAGCACTTCGTAGAATTATGGAGAAGTATAGCGATCAAACTATTTTTGCACTCGTCTGTAATTGGAGCAACCAAATCATCGACCCCCTGCAAAGTCGTTGCACTCCGCTTCCATTCAATAGACTCTCGGATGAAGAAATTAATGAATTGTTAACACGTATTCTTGAAAAGGAAGGTATTGATTATGAAGAGTCTGCCGTATCAAAAATTATAGATTATTGTGACGGCGATGCTCGGAGGGCGGTTCAAACCCTTCAAACGAGTGTTCAAGATGGTGTATTGACTGAAAATATTATTGAGGCAGTCGGCGGCCAAGTCGATGCAGAAACAGTTGAGCAACTTATATCCAAGTGCTTCAACGGTCAGATGGATGAGGCTCACGAAATGGTAGTGACTGATATTCTTCCGAATGTGACTGATTATTCTCGATTCACGAACACGTTGATGAAGAAGATTCAATATTCGGATGAACTTCCTGATGATGTGAGATGGTATGCAATCAGCAGGGTTGGAGAATTGGAACGGAATATCATGGAAGGGGCGAACCCCCACACCCAGATTACGAGTTACCTGAGTAAGATTCCGGCGATCCGTTACGCTTCTATTCCCCAGTATGACGAGTGATATATTCACTCAAATAATGAAAGAAATGACGGAATTGAAGCACGACGGGTACAATCCAAAGACAATAAAAGTTGATGGTGATTTTTTCGATTCTCTTATGGAAGAAAGTAATTTTCTGAAGGCTAAAGATGTAGATAATATATCAAATGGCATCGGGAGAGTTGCCGGGATGGATATTGCGAGAGATGATAATGTTGATGGTTTTCAAATTGATACTGAGGATATAGAGTATGTTGGGGTTGAAGAATGTTTCAAATGTTCAAATGTGATGATGTATGATGAATCGAACGAGGAATTTTATTGCCCAATATGTGAATCATGACTAAAGAAGAAAATCTTAGACGGAGAAAAAGAATTAAAATCGCTGAAGAATTCTTTAATATGCTGTTTGAACACCCGGATAATTATTATGTGAAATCCGGAATTCCCGATAATGCAAATTTTTACAGAGTATATGAAGATCCTCCCTATAATTGTATAGTGGTTGAGTATCAGTGCGATGATTGGGAAAAAGTTGGCGAAGGTAATCAAATTCCCGAACTAGAAATAGAATTCCGTGAATTGTTATGTCAACGGTGTGATTCCAAGATGATGTACGACGAGAAGAACAAAAGTCAATATTGTCCACGGTGTGAACGGAGGTTTTACTGTGGCGAGTAAATATAAGTGGAGAGCGGCTGAAAAGAAACCCGTTGGGGTTAGTTTTCGTGGGCCATACTATGATACTGATGAGATAGAGACGATTGAAGGTGATTATGAAATAGATGAAGAATATCTTGAAGAACATGAGGGGTATGTGATAATTGAAGGTGTGCAAGGAGAAAAATATCCATGCGCTTTGGATATATTCAGAGAGGCGTATAGATTACCAGAAGGTTCCGAAGCAATTTTAGGTTCACAGAGAGTATCTAAAGGAGGTAGGAGAGATGGTTAACAAAGAAGCGCAAAAAGCGATAGATAAGGATATCGAAGAGAATAAGGAAATGTATCAGGCATTAGCGGATACCGATGATGATATGAGTGAACTAAATAACCCAATGCGGTTTACAGCACGTCCGAGAAATATAAATATCCGGAACTGGCTAGGAGAAGATAAGCAGGTGACTGAGATTGAGTTTGAACCGGGACAAATTTATGTTCATTGGGAGGAACGATGAGTAAAAGAATCTCAAACGAAGAGTTGATTTCTGAACTTGAAAGAATTAATGATATAATTCCTGATAACAAAAGCCCAAGGAGGAAAGATATGAAAGATATGGGGGAATATTCCGCTGGAACTTATACTAATAGATTTGGCGGTTGGAATGAAGGATTAAAGGAAGCAGGCTTTGAATTAAATAAGAAAGATACTGGATATCCAAAAAAGATAGCAGAAGAAGAACTTATTTTCGAGTTGCAGCGTTTGGATTCTTCTATTGATCGGAATCTACAAATGGAAGATATGCGTAAAAGAGGAAAATATACTTTTGATACTTATCAAAAGAGGTTTGGAAGTTGGAACAAAGCATTAAAAGAAGCAGGTATAGAGATTAACAGAGAAGTTAATATTTCTATTGAAGATATCGTTAAAGATATTAAAAATGTATCTGAAAAACATTGCAACGGCGGATCGCCCACATCCGTTGATATGAAAAATCACGGAAAATATTCAGAAAGAATATATCTTTTTAATAGTGATATTTCTTGGGTAGAATTGTTAAAAACAGCAGGTTTTGAAAGCAAATATCAAGTGACAGAAGAGCAGTTAATTACTGCAATACACGATCTAGCTGAAGACATTGGCAAGACGCCTTCTTCCCGTGATATGAAAAGAGAGGGGAAATATACGTCGTGTCCATATAGGCGTGTTTTTGGAACTTGGAAAAAAGCTTTGTTAAATGCTGGCTATGAACCAATTGGTTATGTTTCCGGTGAAGATCATCCGAGTTGGAAAGGTGGTGTAAAACACGAAGAACGGCGAAAGCGTGAAAATTGGTCTAAACGTGTGAAAAATAGAGATAATTATGAGTGCCAGAGATGCGAAGAAGCAAGAAGTGAAGTAAGATTTGCACACCATATAAAAAGAAAAGATCAATATCCAAATTTGGCTTTTGATGACAGTAATGGTATTACTTTGTGCGCGGATTGTCATGCTCAAGCCCATAAAAACGATAGAGAATACAATTCATTAAAGGCACTCGCGGATGAATTGGCACGAAAAGATTACAAAATGGTATACAGCAATGAATAAAATTAACAGACTTTCCGCTAGTTCCATTAAAAAATATAAAAATTGTCCCAAGAGTTTTTTCTATAAGGAAATATCTGATGTAGAGCCTCCCGATGAAGAAGAGCCAGATTTCTTTGCAGTTGGGAACACCGTCCACGATACTCTCGAAAGCGTTTTACAAGAAGATGATGTTCTTGAGCTATCTGAAGATGAACTGCTTTCCCGATTGAGAGAAAAAGAACGTTCTCTTGATTATAATTACGAGGATTCTGAAAAGGTACAAACCTGTCTTGAATTCGCATCGAAATATATCTCAGGTTATGTAACTGATATTGTTTCAGTTGAAGACCGTTTTGAGATGAATGTAAAGGGTATTGATTTCGTTGGATATGCTGATTTGATAGCTGATATTAATGATCGTGGGGAAGACTTAAATGACGTAATTATTGATTGGAAAACAGGGAAAGAAAACGATGAGTGGAAAGAGCGAATTCAGGGTGGAATGTATGTCAAGATGTTCCATGAGATATATGGTCGGTGGCCTGAATCAATCCAATTTATCTATTTAAATGAAGGGACTCGTTCCGTTCATAACCGCATCGATGATGGTGATGTAATGTGGAATGACCACCAGAACAAGTATTGGGAAGAAATTGAGGGTGATATTAGTGATATTAGCAACTCTGCATTTAATGATGAGTGGGAAGCGAACGTAAGTGATAGCTGCTATTTCTGTGACTATAAGTTTGCTTGTTCTGATTATATCGGAAGTGAAGATTGTGAACCGCACCATTTAGAGATTGAGGCAGGAATATGAAATACGAAGATATACCAGAAAAACAAAAGCGGTTATGCGTTTCGTGTTCTAGTCTAGCAAATAGCTATGAGACAAATTATACAGAACAAAAACCGATTGGTGTTAAGTATCATCCCGGTACTAAAGGTTGTTGGGGGCCACGGGCGAAAATAGAATGGAAATGGGAATGTCTTGATTGTGGAACGGAGCAATTCTAATGAAATCTGACGATATTGAAACTCATATTTTGGAGTTGAACGATACGCGGTTTAGAATAACCAACGATCCGTGGACGGGTGATTGGTGTGTTGATTCGCCGGATGAGTTGGTACAGGGTACATATCTTGCGAGTAAGAAAGGCGCAATAAATTATTGTTTGGTAGAGGCAAGCATAGTAAAAAGATCCGAGGTTGAATACGAGATGGCTCCCGATAGAACGTTCTAACCGAAAGCGTTAAAAAGCAAACCGTGTAAATAAAACTATGCCGGAATCAGAGATATATTATCCCGAAGATGGAGAATGGACACAAGAAGATGTTGACAGGTTTATTGAGAGTGTTGAAGAACAAGAGGTTGAAACAGGTGGCGGTGGTGATGAAGTAAAAGTCTCCGCCGGAACTATTCTTGTTGCCATTTTTCTATTCTTTATCATAGTTTATTCAATCTATGTGCAACAGTTCCAATTCGCTGGTTTGAATTGTATACTTCTTGTAGCATTAGCTCTCGGAAACAAGGCAATTGAGTAGAATGTCTGTAGGCCGTGTCACTTGGACAGATTACTGTATTGATGATGGATTAGGAGTCCTTGTCCGACTCTCAGCGCGGATGAAAGACGGGAGTAGATTTAATGGGTATGTGCAGGGGACTGAACCATACATATTTGCACCTGATGATGAATCAGTACCCGATGAAGACTATATACAGTACACGGAGTCCGGATATGAATCGTTATTTGACCACGATTTACAGAAGATTGTTACAGAGACGCCAAAGCAGGCTGGTGGGCTTACTAAGGAATTTTCTTGGACGGGTGAAGGCGATGTACCATACTATCGAAGAGTCGCTATCCACGATGGTTTGAGCGGCTATATAGATATACCGGAAGCAAATAAAGAGTATGAAGGACTGCCACTTGTTCATATTGATGATATTGATGTAGATCCCGATTTTGATGATGTGATTGAACCACGTATATCAATTGCTGATATTGAGGTTCACGTTCCGGAAGATGGAACGTTTGATGAAATGAAAGAGAATGCAGATGAACCAATTAACGTCATTTGTTCGTATGACACTTATGAAGATCAATATACAGTTTTCTACTATGATAGATACAATAATTTGGATGTTGAAAACATACGTCCGAAAATGGAAGAACAACTTTCAGGAACAAAAATCTCTTCCTATACCGATACTTCTATCCAAGTTGTTAGTGCTGAATCTGAAGTTGATATGCTTAATTCTTATATTGATTATAATAATGACAGGGACTTCGATTTAGTTTCGGGTTGGAATTACGTTGATTTTGACCGCGAATATATTAGACGACGAATGAAGACGTTGAGAGATAGAGATGAAGATATTCATCCGTCTTGGCTTTCGCCCTTTAATAAAACCTCAGCAACTCGTGATGAACACCGAAAGATAGTAGCTAGGCCACCTTTCGATATGCTTAAGGCATTCTGTGATAAGCTAACTTTTTCTAATTGGCGCTCACGTTCTCTTGAATACGTCTCTAATGAAGAGTTAGGTATTGGGAAAATTGATGATGTAAATATCAATAAGGATTGGAAGAATGAACCGTCTCGTCTGATCGCTTATAATATCGTTGACGTGATTTTAACTGTTGCTCTTGATGATAAGAATGATATTCATGGCTTCTTTTTTGAAATGGCAGATGTGGCTTCTATCCCGATTACAGATGTTTTCTATGAAAAGAGACAGGTAGATGGACTGATAATGTCTGTAAGGCCCGATGATGAAGTCCTTCCTACGACAAAGGAAAGTGAAGAAATTAATAATGCAGGTGGTTATGTTGCTGATGCTGCAAATGGGAGAATAGAAAATGTTGGTGTAAGTGATCTGAAGAGCCTATATCCATCTGCAATGATAACGTGGAATTTAAGTACAGAGACTCTTTCGGATACACCCGAGGATTTTGATGAATATATCAAAGTGCCAAAAGTCCCCGAACCAAAAGATGTTCATGGGGAAATATTAGAAGAAGATATTAATTTTGATTGGATGTATGCATCATTTGATAAGGAGGGCATTCTTCCCCGAAATGTAAAGAGGCTATTTAAGAAACGGAATAGCGAGAAGAAAAGAATGTATGAAGCGGAGAATGGTTCTGCTGAAGAATCTAAATGGGATCGAAAACAGGGAGCAACCAAAGTTTTGATGAATTCGATCTACGGAGTCTCTGCTAGTCCCTATTGGCGATTGTCAAATCAATTTCTTGGAGATGCTATTACCTCAACAGCAAGATATACACTATGGAAGGGCAAGCAAACACTTGATAGACTTGGATACGAACACGTCTACTCCGACACCGACAGTCACATGATGAAACTTTCTGACGAATCTGTAGAAAAACAAGTTGAAGAACTGAAGTGGGTTTCTTCGGAAATGGATTCTGATGCTTCAGAAATTCTTGCTGATTGTGGTTATCATGATGTTCATCCATTCTTAAAAGGTTCAGATTTACATGGTGATGAATACACTTGTATGCTATGGGAAGCCGAAAAACTTGGTACACATCTCCAACTTGGCCGGAAGAAAAGATATGCCCAAGCTATTAATTGGAAAGAGGGGACGTTTTATGATGAGCCAAACATTTCTATTTCCGGTTTTGAAAACGCAAGGTCGGACTCTCCCGAAATTACAGCAGTTTTACAAGAAGAAGTGATTAAGAAAGTTCTTTTTGGTGCGGGTTTTGATGAAGTATCTGAATATATTCAATCCACAATAGAGCAGATTGACGAGAATCATCCTAATGTAGAGAAGTTCGCGCTCCCCGGTTCAATCAATAAGGATTTGGAAGACTATCCCAACAGGCAAGTTCCTCGTGCGTGTATGTGGTCAAATGAGCATCTTGAAAGGGAGTTTAGTGAAGGCGATGATCCATTCGTCTATTTGGTTAAAGAAACTCCATCGGACTTACCTAATACGGATGTGTTGGCATTAGAATGGAATGAAGAGATACCGGACGGATTCAAACTTGACCGCGAGGCTATTATTGAAAGGGGGATTAAGAAGCCTATTGAGTCAATAGTGAATGAGATGAATTGGCAGTTTGAAGAGCTTCGTAGTGGAAAAGAGCAGAAGACGATGGACTTTGGCGGCGGAAATCCATTTGCATGAATCAACCAATAATAGAAAACCATAGAGAAGTCGTTGGCGAAGTGCATAATGATACGTGGCAAGAAAATTTACTTCGTGTATCATTAGATGATTGGGGTTCAAGTGAAAGAAAAATGAGTGAATCTTCTCTAATAGATTTGGTTTCTGCTCGCGGATATGAACTTGTGAATTATGGTAACAGCGGTTATTCTACCAAAATTGTCGATGAGTATGAATTTTATAGATGCGAAAATTGCCGATCCCGAGCCATGTACGATTCAAAATCGGGTGTTTTTTATTGTCCGAGGTGTGAGTCATAAAAATGAGTGAATCAGATAAAGAACCATGTCCTACTTGTGGTGAAATGTTTCAGTCCGGGCGTGGTGTATCTTCTCACCACGTACAAGTTCACGGAGAATCAATAGCTGGTGTTGAGTATGAATGTAAGAACTGTGGAGAGCAGTTTAGAGCGAGAGATAGAGAGTATAAAACTTATTGTTCAAGAAAATGTATGGCTCAAGATTATAGTGAAAGAGAGGATGTTGGTGGTATAGTTGAGAATTATGAACACCGCTCAGGTCAAGAACACCCGAATTGGGTTTTGAAAAAGGAGTTTGATTGCGATTTCTGCGGAGAGGTTTTTATAGACTATAATTATAAGAAAAGGCAATATTGCAGTATAAACTGTAAAAACAAAGATGGCAGAGAAGAAAGAAAATGTTATAATTGCGAAACTGCTTTTTCTGTAAAGAAAAGTATAGAAAAGAAATTCTGTTGTTATGAGTGTTCTGTTGAAGATAAAAAGGGCAGAGAAGAACATAAATGGGAAACCGTTGAATGTCTTAATTGCAGCGAATCTTTTGAAGCATTAATAAATTACAGTAGAAAATATTGCTCCATAGAATGCAGATCAGAACACTTATCGGGTGAAAACAGCCCCCAATGGAGAGGTGGTTCAAATGCTTATTATGGAAAAACATTTACAAAACAAATCAAAGAAGAAGTAAGAGAGATGACTGATAGAAAATGTTATAAATGTTCTATAGACGAGGAAGAGCTTAATAGAAGACTCGATGTTCATCATATAATCCCATTTAGAATTTTTGGCATTGAAAATCATAAGGAAGCAAACCGGAAGGATAATTTAGTTGCATTGTGTAGACAATGCCATATGAAAGTTGATTTCGGTGATCTTGAAATATGAATAAAAGTTTGTCAGAAAAATACCGCCCGAAAAGTTTATCTTCCGTTTCCGGTCATCCTACAGCGATAAAGAAGATCAAGAAGTGGGCAAAAAATTGGTCTGAAGGAGATGAAGCACTCCTTCTGCATGGACCAGCAGGAACAGGAAAAACATCCACAGTAGAAGCACTTTCAAACGATATGGGGTGGGCAGTTGAAGAGGTAAATGCTTCATCCGTTCGGAGACAGGACGATATTAAACGTTTGGTTCAGTCTATCCGTACCAATTCTGATGAACCTATTTTGTTTCTGATCGATGAATGTGATTCGATGGATGGACGTTCATTGAGTCCGTTGAAGAAAATGCTTGATAGCCCTCCGAATCCAATTATATTTACAGCAAACGAGAAGTGGAAAGTTCCAAATTCAATTGAGAACAATACGACGAATCACAAGTTCAATCTTCAGAATCGCTCAATCAAGCCTGTAATCCGTGACATAGCAGAGAAGGAAGGAATTGATATATCAAAGCAAGAAATTGGTAAACTAGCGACAAGGCAAGGACTCCGTGATGCAATTAATGATTTACAAGAGTATGCTGAATCTGAAGGTTCTATTGATTGGGATGAGCGAGAGCAAGATATTGGGAATTTTGATGCTGTAGACAACATTCTCCGTGGCAAGAAGTATAGCGGTGAGATGACGCCCCCTGATCTGATTGATTGGTTAGACGAGAACATCTACGAAACAATGGAGGGTGTAGAAGCCATGAGAGCATTCCAATGTCTCTCTGAAGCGGATAAGTTTGTCCAAAGGGCCAACGACACACAGAACTACTCGTGGTGGAAATATGCAGGTAGCGTTGCAGAAGAAGTGGCTAACGTTCGACTCACAGAGCCATACGATTGGATCAACAAGTCCTATCCTGCTTCTCGTCGGAACAAACCACCAAAGTCAACATATGATAATCCCGAAGCAACTCTATACAGAGAGATAAAAAATAGTGAAGGATATACCGGAGCGTTCTCATTCCAAGAATTCCGTAAAGACGTTCTTCCGATTTTGAAAAATCAATCAAAAAAAGAAATTATGAATATGGTTCTCACTTATTCCTTGTCTTCAGATGCTATGAAAGCTCTTAATATTACGAAAACAGATTATGAAAATTGGCTTTCGGAAGAGAAGGATGTGGAAGAATCCCAAAGCGAAATAGAGGAATTTGATGAAGAAACGGAGTCTGAAGACGACGAGCAAAAGGGCATTTTTGATTTCTAATGAATACTGAAAAATTTGTCAAGGGGGAAGCAGAGATATTGCACGTATTTGCTGATACGGGCGTTGAATGCGAAGTTCTTTCAAAATATGGAAATATAACAAGAATTGGTATAGATCCTATTGATAATCCGTTTACAGATAATTTAATAAAGGCAGATGCAACACAACTTCCCATAGATGGTTATTTCGATTTATCTGTTTGGCATCCTCCGTGTCAAAAATGGTCAATTGCAACACAAGGCGGTGGAAAGGGTAGGGAATCCCATCCTAACTATATACCTCAGTCGAGAGAGAGAGCAAAGAAGATCAGTGATGAGTATATGATAGAGAATGTACCAAACGCTCCATTAGAAAACCCAGTTTATTTAAATGGCCGGATGTTCGGTTTGCCGATATTTTATGAAAGAGCTTTTGAAACATCGTGGGATATGCCTCAACCCTCATCTCCTTCAAAAATTGATAATGTTACCAAATGGGATGCTGATAGAGGAACAAAGGGGTGGGCATGGATTGGGAATAAAATGCTTTGGTTGAATGCTAAAGGTTATTCTTATGATTGGCCCGCTGAACCGATAAAGAAATCTTCTGTTCCCCGGGCATATTTAGAATATCTTCTTAGACCTTTAATTGATAATTGGGATGGCGCAGGTAGTGTTACAAAAAATGGTGTTGATAGTATAATTTCAGAAGAGAAAGGGATATTTGATTTCTGAACCGACAGATACTTAAATAAAGAGATACTAACGTTTAGCATGGAAGACGATGTTTCCCAAGAAGATGAGCTTGAGACGTTTAATCTTGAGTTGACTCCTTGGCAACTGTACTCTCTCAATACGATTCTTCAGTATAATATGGTCAACATGGAAGATCCCATGTATGCCACAGCAACCCAAGTTCTTGCAAAAGAAGTTCATGATACGATTGCTTCCGAGCAATTCATGGATGCGATGGATGAACAGAAAGATGTTTTCGATGAACGAGAACGAGAGATTCGTCAAGAAATGGATTACACGCCAAATAGTATGGGACGCGGGGTTCAATAATCAACAATGTCAGTTCAAAAAGGCACGGTTTATACAGATTTAAAATATAATTGCGATTTGGTTGTAAAGGAATTAACTGATTCTGTTGTGTTAATTAAAGAGCTAGATTCAGGAAACAGCCATCTCTACGGACGAGAAGAATTTGAGACAAGCAAAAAACGGTTTGCACAAAAAGAATGACACGAACTAACACGGAAATCAAGTTTATTCGGGGAAAGAGCGGTTATGGCCCCATGCCGTATGGGAAATATGCAGGACAACCTACTGTCTCACTAAAACTTTCTTCTAGCTCTCAAAACTCGATGAAAGTCAATTCCCTAGAGAACATATGGGTTTCACGGAATTGGAAGCGAAAAATCTCTTCTGGTTATGCGAGGCTACGTCTTTTTGGAAACGATCCGTTTTCTGAGGAACATAAAGAATCTATTGAATTCCTTATTGATAAAATGGACCCACGGTTCCTTGATATTGAGGTTCAAGATAAATTCATCAACAAAGAACCATCGAGATTTACACAGCGAAGGACTGATACTTATACATTCCTAATTGATATGACTAAAGACGAAATTCGCTATGATTTTGAAACTTTAGATTATATTAGTGAAAATATTGCAAATGATGGGAATGCACAATACTTGTTTAAAGTTGATTCGGTGATGTGTGAAGATCCGATTAAAAATTTCCGCCGAGAATACAACATTTACGATTCCGATATTTGGCTCTTTCCTAAAGGCAGAAAGCGGAGAACGATGGAAGAGACGCTTCCAAACATCATTAACGTTGCTAAACGAAACAGATGGAACGTCTCGCCAAGGATGGATCTTATGACCGATACAGATGAAGAAGAATCAGACTGAACCGCTTATTAAGTATGTTGCTGAAATGCACGATAGGCGGGAAGAATATAAATACAATTCGTTAAACGTTATTTCTGACCTTCAAGAATCGGATACCGATGTTTCTGAGGAAATGGAGGAAATATATCAAGGCATTTCGGGAAGCCGGATTTGCTCTATCTGCAACAATAGTAAATTATATGATGATAAAAACGAAGAATTCTACTGCCCACTTCATAACTAATGGCTGCTGATAATCTACTTTCATGGAACGGTGAAGATGGACAGAAACGCTGTTTGCTTATTGTTACTGATGATGAAAAACACCACAAGCAAGTTGGATATAGGAAAATTGTTTTGTGTGAGATGAACGAGAAAGACCAGTGGGAGACTGTAGATACAATTGATGCCATTAATGAAATGGAATCTTTTGGAATCCCTCCGGGTATGGAGCCTTAAAGTAGTTATTTTGACAACATTTATATTTGTCAAGATGCTATTGGGAATTAGTCACGCATATGAGCGTATTATCTGATGCGGATATTGGAAAAGAGTTGGCATATGGAGAGCTTGATGTTAGTCCGGTTGATTTAGAAGAACAGCTTCAACCAAACAGTCTTGATATTCGATTAGGAGAAGAATTTTCAGTTTTCTGTGAGCAAGAAACGGTAATAGATCCAAAGGAAGAGTTAGAAGAGTATTATGATTATATCGATAGACGGGTTTCAGAATCAATTATAATTCAGCCGGAGGAGTTTATTTTGGGAACAACGATGGAGAAATTTACGGTTCCTGATTATTTATACGGTCAATTAAACGGTCGTTCTTCAATTGGAAGATTGGGCATCGAAGTACACAGCACTGCCGGTCTTATCGATTCTGGATATTCAGAAGGGGAAATTACTCTTGAGATTAAAAATAATAATAAAAGAGCAATAAAACTGTTTCCGGGTATGCGAATTGGACAAGTTGTATTCCATGAACTGTCTTCAAAATGCAGCAATCCATATTCTTCAAAAGACAATAAATATCAAGGTCAAGAGGGAGTTGTTCACAGCCGTTTGAGTGAAGAACTATGAAAGCATCAGAAGAAATCTCTATTGATTTTTTCATTAAGAAATGCATCGAAAGTGGAATTGATAATCAACACGAGATTGTAGAAGCAGCGAAGAAAGAAGACGAGAGAGAAGCAAAACGGGTAAAACGATTTCTTCTTGATGGCAAATCAAACCCGTATGAAGATCATGTAGAGTGGGAGGATTGCATGGAATGTGGTGCGAAATTAATGTTTGATGATAAGCAACAAGAATATTTCTGTCCGATGTGTGAGAAAGAATGAGTGGTCAGAAAGGAGCTAAAGGAGAAAATGAGTTGGGGTACTTGTTCGGTCAACGTGGATATTTGTGGGTGAGAACAGCAGGTTCCGGAACTGCTGGTCGTGAGCTTCCTGATATAACAGTAGGAAATGGTGATAGATTCATCGTTATGGAAGTGAAGCGGTGGAGTAATAAATCCGACTATGAATACGTTTCAAAAAAAGAAGTTGAAGATTTGATATACTTCGCAGAGAATTTCGGTGCTGAGTATTATATTGCAGCACGCTTCGATTATCGAGATTGGATTTTCAAAAGGAAAGAAGAAATGCATGAAACAAAAAAGTCCTTTAGAATAGAAAACGTTAAAAGCGAAGAGATACAAAGAACACTAGAAGATGTATGTCAGTAGACAACTTGGATGAACCGTTGGACGAAGACTATCCGGAGTTTATGGATTCGTTAGATACAGACGGAGTGTATCTTTCCGGACCCATCCGGTGTGTCGAAGATAACGGTATTGAATGGAGAGAAGAATTGATTGAGGATTATCCCGAGATTGAGTTTAACAATCCGTTAGATAACTTTTCCCCTGAAACGCACGATATTTTGAACGATCCGGCTGATTTTGATGAAGATTCGGAGAAGACTCAAGTTATGCCTTCAGAGTATGTGATGGAAGATAAGATTATGATTAATGAATCTGATGTGCTATTCTTGGGTATTCCCGATGAAATTGCACGGGGGTCTATGATGGAAACTATGTACGCCTACTTGAGAGGAATTCCGTTTTTTGTTTGGACTATTGATGGACAGCAAGAAAGTGGATGGATTTTTGACCAAGCAGAGTTTATGAGTAACGATAGAGACGAAGTAATAAATGAGGTGAAATCATGTCTTACTACCACGACATAATGAAAGAAAACGAGTGCGAAAAATCAGAAGGTATAGAAGAGTGTATAGAAGTAGATGGTGATAGTTTGGAAATAAAATACACAGCATACGCAACTGGACACTACCCAATCGGTACTCGCTTTATGAATACAAAGTCTGTAGATACATTTGAGTTGTCTCTTGAGGAAAATCAGATTTCCAACTGTCTATTTTGGGATAATGAATAGTTACGAAGGAAATTTAATTGTATTGGAGGGCGTTGATGGCGTTGGGACTACAACGGTTGCTGAGTCTTTAAAAGAAGAGCATTATCCTGAGTTTGAATATACAGCCGAGCCTTCCGAGGGGACGTATGGGCGCTATCTTAGAAAAGAACTTCAATCGGATAGCGACCCGACTTCAAGTGATTTCTTCCTATTTTGTGCAGATAGATTTGACCACGTTGAATCGCTCATCGGGCCGAAGATGGATAAAGGAGAGACTGTAGTAACTGATAGGTACAACCTTTCCACGTTCGCCTATCAATCTCGTGTAATTGATGAAGAAATGGATACAGTTGATCCGTATGACTATATTGACCGTATCGTTGGTCAATTCATCATCGAACCGGATCTAACTATCCTTATTGATGCCCCCGTTGAAGAAACCTTTGACAGACTCGGTGATGATAAGGAGAAGTACGAAAAGATTGAGCGGTTGAAGGATGCCCGTAGAACGTACCTATACTTCGCTGAAGAGTATGATTACGTTGAGGTGGTGGATGGGACACAAGAACCCGAAGGAGTGCTTAGAGAGTGTCTTGAGTTGATTGATGAAACTGTATGAATGTTGAGATTGAAATTGCCGTTGGCGATGTGGTTCAGTTCAATGACGAAGAATGGCAGGTAGTTAATTCACCTTCTCACGATAACAGTTTTGATATGCGCTCCACAGTTGGAAATTTAGAGAACTTTACACGGGAAGAAATCGAGAAGCAGATCGATATGACGGGGAAGTTTGCTCGTGTGAAAGAGAGTTATATCGGCATTTCGTGACCGAAACTGTTTTAACTGCCTGTTCCCAAATACAGTTACATGAAGTCCACCATCACAGAGCTTTTCCCACATCCGACCTTTCGTGAAAAGCAGTACGATGTGATTCAAGCCTGTTTGCAAGCACTCTATACAGATGGTTATGATAATGTGGTATTGCAAGCGCCGACAGGTACAGGCAAGTCAGCTTTGTTGACAACACTATTGAGACACGCTGAAGACGGCTTCTATTCTTCTCCACAAAAGTCTCTTCGTGAACAACTTCAGGCAGATGAAGCCCTCGATCCACATATTGTTTCTCTAAAGGCGCGACAAGATTACTATTGTCAAGTCGGAAATGATAATTGTGAAGATTGTCATGTGAATCAAGATTCCGAGCAATCGTGTGCAGAACAAGGAAACTGTACTTATTGGAATGCGAAACTATCTGCTATCAATAGCGATATTGCGAATATCACTTTCTCTTATCTGATTATAGATAATATGCTTCCTGTTGAAGTGAATGACGTTCCTATTTCTTTCGATGATAGAGAGATGTTGGCAGTCGATGAAGCTCATGGCCTCATCCAACAAACAGAAGAACTACACGCGGGTTTTGATATAACCCCGTATGGTCTTCCACGTTCTGTATTCCGTGGTGCGACTGATGGTGCTGATTTGGACGCTTCTTCCTATCAAGACGTAGCAGAAACGGTTGGTACTATTTATGCACGCGCTAAGGACTATCCACGAGATGATGTTCCTCCATTTCAAATGGAGCCAGCAGAAAAGAAATGTAAGCGGATGGTGGATAAAATCGAGTGGATGAAAGAGCAAGTTGATAATGGATACCCGTGGGTTGTTGATGTTGAAACCGAGAAGTATGGGAATAACTACGTTAAGACACTCCATCTCACACCTACCAACGTTTCCTCATTTTTGAAAAATAACGTATGGAGTCGTGCTGATAAACGAGTTATCTCTACAGCGACTCTCCCCTACCAGTCTAATCCTGAGATATGGTTGAATAAAGTCGGTCTTGATCCTGAGAATACGAAGGTGATTAATGTTGGAATGACATTCCCTGTTGAGAATAGACCGATTTATACGAATTCTATGGTCTGTTCCATGAGCGGAGGAGGTGATAAGTCCAATTGGGGGAGCGTGTTAGATGCTATAAATGAATTAGCAGAAAGTCACTACAATCAGAAAGGATTGATACATACTGCTTCGTATGAACGTGCATCACGAATTGCTGATTCAATTAAAGCAGATGAACATCCATATCTTGATAAAAATGTGATGGTTCACAATCAAGATAGAGAAGCAGATAAACAGATTGAGGAATGGCAAGAATCGGATAAGGATATATTTGCAAGTCCATCTGTAATGGAAGGTGTAGACTTAAAAGATGAAATGTGTCGATGGCAGGTGTTGGTGAAAGTCCCTTATCCTCCTATGTCTTCACGTATAGAACATATGCTAAACGAAGAACAGTATGGCTGGAGTGAGTACAGGGAGAGAACGCTTATACGAGTAGTTCAAGCATATGGCCGTGCTGTCCGTTCAAAAGACGACTGGGCAAGTATGTATATTTTGGATAGTGACTTTCGGGATCTCTTGAAGTACAGAAATCCACCTGAATATTTCTTGAATGCAATCACCGATGAAGAGCCAGAACAAGGAAGCGTTTTTGATTACTAATAATGACTGAGAGAGAGAGAGAGAGAGAGAGAGCAACCGCACAATTCCGATTCTTATGCAGGGGTTGAGTGGGGGACACCAAAGAAGTATGTCCTTCCACTTCATAGAGCTATTGATGGCTTCGACCTTGATCCAGCTTCGGGGGCAGAACCAACAGAATATGCTGAAAACAAATTCACAAAGGAGGATAATGGTTTGGTTCAAGAATGGTTCGGTCATGTATGGTTGAACCCGCCTTATGGCAGAGAGCATAACGAAGATTGGGCAAAAAAGGCATTTAATGAAAGTGCGAATTCAAAAAGCATAACCTGTTTAGTCCCTGCGGCTACATCTACTGACTGGTGGCAAAAATATTATGCTCAAGCGGATATTTTTTGTTTTGTAGATACAAGAATTGAATTTATAGGGGCGGGGCAAAACGGTGCTTCTTTTGCTAATGTAATATGTGTATTTAATTCTCAAAATCTACCCGAACAGTATTTTGTGGAATTAAGCCGTATGGGTACATTAATGAATCGTGTTCAAATGAACGAAGGTTCCGTTTTCGATTACTGATTCGCAAATTATTTAAGTTTTGACGTTTAAGTATGTTGTATGCGAGAGCAAATAACTGAATTTTTGGCAACGGTTGATCCGTTGTTCGTAGTTGCTGCGTTAGCATCGTTCTTAGGTATTTTACTGTATTATACATACGGGGGCTTTATAAATGAAAACTATACCCGAATTAAATGGTTCCGGAGACTGTTCCTCCCACATATTACCCGTGCAATTAAGAATATTGATAAGCAGTACGAGAATGTGGATATGAGTGGTCTGTACGTTGAGACAAATGTGAGAGACAGAGAACACGTCTTTGATCTTTATCTCGATGAAGAGACTACAAAAGAACAAGGACTTAATAGCGTCGGTGGTGAATTGATTTCAAATCACTTCCGACCCGAAGTTATCCTTGCTTCACTTGCCACAAACCCGGAAGGAGAGGCAGAAGATGGCAACTTCGTTTTAACTGCTCCATCGCGCAATCATACTGATGTTTCTGTGTTTGGCCGGATATACGATATCATGGTGATGTTTATTTCAAAATACCAACTCCATGTACGTATTTACTATGATGAAGATAAGCACAAGCTTGAATTCTACGCACACCATGAAATGAATCCATATAATCCACTTTACGCAGAAAGACATTTTGAAGCGAAGGAATTTAATGTTGATAAAGGTGTTGAGATGTTCAAAGAGTATAAGGATGATATGAATCAGTACGGAGTTGAGTTGGTTGAATGATTGAAGCTCTATTTACTTTTCTCACCGCATTAGCCTTTGGTGTCGGTGTTGGATTACTTGCTTTCGGTATTATTTATTGCTATCGCGCTTTTGTCGGTGAGTCTGTGTTTGAAAATCCGTTTATCATTCAAGCAGTTAGTTTCGTTTTCATCGTTATTGGGTTAACCTTATTGTTCCTTATATTCCTTAAATTCGCGTGACGAAACGTTTTTATACTTCGGTCTGTTATGACAACCTGTATCATGGCAGACCAGTCAACCCGCAAGTCGCTTGACGCTATCAATCAGGAGTACCGAAACAGCATCCCCGAAGATATCCGAGAATCGTATTCCTTTGAATGGTATCTTGACGAGGTTTACAATTCGCCACTCATCACCCGAAACGCACATCAGCGAGTTGCTGATATGTTTGAATATTTCGGGACTGAATACGACGAAGACACGGGTATTGTCGAATACAAACTAGCCAGCGAAGACCCGCTTCATGATGGTGATAACGTCTTCTTTGGACGTGAAGTTCATGAAGCAATTCACGAGTTTGTGAATAAGGTTTATTCGGGTGCGCGTGGCCTTGGCCCGGAAAAGCGAATTAAACTTCTTCTTGGGCCGGTTGGGTCTGGCAAGTCTCACTTTGATTCGCGGCTTCGAAAGTATTTTGAAGAGTATACTCAGCGGGAAGAAGGACGGATGTACACTTTCCGGTGGACGAATCTTTGTGATGTGATTGAAGATCAAGACCCATCTGATGATACTGTTCGTTCAGCGATGAATCAAGACCCGATTGTTCTTCTTCCCGAAGATCAACGGCGGGAGATTTTTGATTCACTTAATCAGTCTGTTGATGCTGATTATAGGTTGGATAATAAGCAGTCTCTCGATCCACGAAGCGAATTCTTCATGGATGAACTGCTTGATTATTACGATGATGATCTTCTCGCTGTTTTAGAGAATCACGTTGAAGTTATCCGTCTCATCGCAAATGAAAACCGCCGTCGTTGTGTTGAAACGTTTGAACCGAAGGATAAGAAAAATCAGGATGAAACGGAACTGACGGGGGATATTAATTACAGTAAGATTGCCGTGTATGGCGAATCTGACCCTCGTTCGTTTGAATATTCGGGAGCATTCTGTAATGCCAATCGTGGTATTTTCTCCGGTGAAGAGTTGCTAAAGCTACAGAAGGAATTCCTGTATGATTTCCTTCACGCTACACAGGAGAAAACCATCAAGCCACGAAATAATCCACGAATGGATATTGATCAAGTGATTGTCGGTCGAACGAATATGCCTGAGTATACTGAAAAGAAGGGGGATGAGAAGATGGAAGCATTCAACGACCGGACGAAGCGGATTGATTATCCATACGTGCTTGAGTATTCCGAAGAGGCTAATATATATGAAAAGATGCTTAATAATGCCTCTGTTCCGGAGGTTCATGTCGAACCGCACACGCTTGAAATGGCTGGTTTGTTCAGCGTAATGACGCGGGTTGATGAACCCGATACAGATAATATTGATCTGCTTCAGAAGGTGAAGGCGTATAATGGCGAAGATGGTGATATTGGTGATATTGATGTTCACAAGCTTCGTGAAGAATCCGAAGAGGAAGGGATGTATGGTGTCTCTGCCCGTTTTGTTGGCGACGAGATTTCCGAGGCTATTGTTACCCGGCTTCATGATGATAACAATTCACTATCCTCTCTTGCTGTTCTACGACACCTAGAACAGAACCTAGAGAGTCACGGTTCGATTCCCGAAGACAACTACGACGATTACTATACCTACATCGAAGAAGTTCAGGAAGAATACAAAGACCGTGCTATTGAAGATGTTCGATACGCTCTCGCTTACAATACTGATGAAATCCAGCGAGAGGGGGAGAAGTACATGGATAACGTTGTGGCGTATATTGATGATGATAAGATTGAAGATGATATCACGGGTGAAATGGTTGAACCTGATGAGCAATTCATGCGGTCTGTGGAGGAAGAGCTAGATATCCCCCGTGATCGGAAAGATGATTTCCGACAAGAAATCTCCAATTGGGTTACTCGTCGCGCCCGAAGTGGTGAAGACTTTGATCCGACCGACAATGACCGTCTTCTCCGCGCTCTTGAACGAAAGAATTGGAGCGATAAGAAGCATAATATTAACTTTTCTGCTTTGATTCAAAGTGATAGTGATGGTGATTCAGAGGAACGAAGCGATTGGATCGAAGCACTCAAAGAGCGTGGATACTCCGAAGAAGGCGCTCGGGAAGTTCTTGAATTCGCTGGTGCAGAGGTTGCTAAGGAGGAAATTGACGGATAAGGCATGACTAATCCAATCCAAAAGGCCGAAGAAGAATACTCCCAGAGGGAGAGTGAAGAATACTCTCTTGAAGAGTTTCTTGAGTACGCTAAAGAAAATCCAAACACGGTTTCCAATTCGGTGCAGTATCTCGTGAATGCGATTGAGCATTTCGGAACGAGAACTGTTATCGAATATGGTGAAGAGAAGGAACGCTACCGTTTCTTCGATGACCCCGTGAACGATGGTGAACACGCCGTTCTTGGAAACACAGAAGAGTTAAACAAATTCGTTGATTCGCTGAAGCGAAAAGCATCTTCGGATGGTGAAAACGATAAGATAATCTGGTTCACGGGGCCAACAGCGACGGGCAAATCAGAGCTAAAGCGTTGTCTATTGAATGGACTGCAAGCGTATGCGAATACGGAAGAAGGACGTAGATATACGCTCAAGTGGAGTCTCGATTCATTATCAACATCGGGAATGACGTATGGTGATGAATTTAGAGGTGAAAGGGATTGGTATAAGAGTCCTGTCCATGTCAATCCGCTCGCCGTTTTGCCAGATTCAGTTAGAGAGGAATATCTTGAAGAATTAAACGAGGATAGTGAATCATACGTCCGTTTCGATGGAAGACTTGACCCGTTTAGTCGGGTTGCATACGATCATCTCCAAGATGAATATGATTCATTTTCCGATATCGTTTCAGATGATCATTTAAAAGTTGTTTCTTATATTCCCGATATTGGAGAAGGATTTGGGTTGCTTCAATCAGAGGATGGTGGTGATCCAAAGCAGAGGATTGTTGGTTCTTGGATGCAAGAATCGATGCAGGAATATGCAGAGCGAGGTAGAAAGAACGCACAAGCGTTTACATACGATGGAGTGCTTTCACAAGGTAATTCATTGGTTTCTGTTGTGGAAGACGCACAGCACCATTCTGAGGTGTTTACAAAACTAATGAATGTGTGCGAAGAAGATATAGTCAAGCTGGATAACAAGATTGCGATGCATATTGATTCTGTTATAATTTGCATCTCCAATCCGGATTTTGAAGCGGCTTTAAACGAATTTGAAGACGCCGGTTCAAAAGACCCACAGAAGGCACTCCGCCGAAGACTTGAAAAATATCAATTTAGATACCTCACAAGCTTGGTGCTTGAAACCCAACTTCTCATTAAACACCTTACAAAAAGGAATGTCTTTTGGGAGAATGAAGACGTTGAAGAGTTGGTAGAGCGCGTTTCTACACCGATTGAGAAGTATGGAACGCACTTCAGCCCCCATGCAATTGAAGCGGCTGCATACTTTAATGTATTAACTCGTATTGAACCCGGAGATATTGGGAAAAATAATAAGATTCAATACTACGATAAAGGATATAATATTGTAGATGATGAGAAAGTTGAATATGATGAAAAGATGGTGCTTTCAGAGGCGGATGGGAGAGAAGGTCTTCCTGTAACCTATACTGAAGATATACTTTCTCAACTTGCTCAAGAATTTGAAGGTCCGGTCATGCCACACGACGTAATTGAAGCAATGAAAGAAGGTCTTCAGGGTTCGCCTATATTCTCCGATGATGAGAGAACTGACTATAAAATGGAAAAGGGGAACGTTAAAGCATATATCTCAGACGAGATGAGGAAAGACGTTCTTGAAGCTATTATTGCTGGTGATGATGTAACTAAAGATGAAATTGATTCTTATGTTGATTCTATTATTGCATGGGATGAAAATGATGAAGAAAACTACGACGCATATGAACTTCGGGAGTTTGAGAAGAAATATTTCAACTCTGCTTCCGGAGAATATGGAGAAAATGCTGAACCTTCGAATTTGATTGAATCTTTCCGAGAAGATAAAATCATTCAACCACTCAACAGGTACTACTATGAAAATTCGGATGACGGATACGATCCGGAGAACATTCCGATAGAGGAAAGTCATGTCTTAAAAACGCTTCTTGAAGATGAGTCGTGGAAGCGTGTTGAACAGCTATATCCGAATCTTGATTATGCTCTATGGGAGAACCCACCGGAAAACTCCGAAACCGAAGAGGTTAAAAATAAGGCGATAGAAAATATGAAGGAAATGGGGTACACTGATGAATCAGCAAAACTAGCGTCAACACGGATTATTAGAGCGAGAAAGGAGGTGGCTAATAATGGGACTTAGAGAGGATTTGGATAGATTCAAAAAGATCGGTGAAGAAGAGCGGCAAGATTTGGTAGAATTTATCAAACACGGAGAGATGGAAAGCGGTGATATTAAAATCCCCATCAAAGTTGTAGACCTTCCGGAGTTTGAATATGATCAGTTCTCTATGGGCGGTGTCGGGCAAGGCGAAGGTGAGGTTGGTGATCCCGTTGATGTTGATGCAGAAGAGGAAGGTGAAGGTGAAGAAGATGAAGCAGGAGAAGACGGGGGAGAGCATGGATACTACGAGATGGACCCCGAAGAGTTTGCTCAAGAGTTGGATGACCGTCTCGGTCTTGACCTTGACCCAAAGGGAAAGAAGGTAAAAGAAATCACAGAAGGTGCGTTAGTTGAAAAAGTTCGAAGCGGGCCTGATGCAACCGTTGATTTTGAAGAGTTATATAAGAAAGGACTAAAGCGAGAACTTGCACTTTTCTTTGATGAGGATTACATCCGAGAAGTGATGAAAGTTGCAGGCTTCGGTGTTGAACAGACATTTGATTGGGCTAGAGGAAATAATATCCCCGTTTCAAAGGGTTGGATTCAAAACGAATATAGAAATATATCACAACCGACAAAGTACAAATCAATAGATGAAATCGAACAAGAACGGCGAAGGCAACCGACAGCAAGAGAACTTAGCTCGGTGCAACTCCGACGAGAAGACAAGAGACACAAGTACCCGGAAATCAGTAAAGAATACGAGAAGAACGCGGTTATTGTCTTCATTAGAGACGTTTCCGGTTCGATGGGTAAAAGCAAACGGGACTTGGTTGAGCGTGTATTTACTCCGTTAGATTGGTATCTGACAGGTAAGTATGATAATGCCGAATTCCACTACATCGCTCACGATGCTGAAGCTTGGGAAGTGGAACGAGAGAAGTTCTTTGGAATAAAGTCTGGTGGAGGAACGAAGATTTCTTCAGCATACTTACTTGCTCAAGAAATACTTGATTCCGAATACCCGTGGAGTGAATGGAACAGGTATGTCTTCGCAGCAGGTGATGGTGAGAATTGGATGCAAGACACAGAAGAAGAAGTTATTCCATTAATGGAAGAAATTGATTGCAATCTTCATGGATATGTTCAAGTTCAGAGCGATGGTCAATATGGTATAACTTCATCGGGAGTGCATGGGGAAGAGGTTGAAGACCACTTCGGAGACGATAGTAATGTCGCTGTTACATACATAGACGATAAAGATGACGTGATGGAATCGATTGAAGATATTCTTTCAACGGAGGATTCAGAATGATTGACTCAATTGAAAAGAAGAAAGAGAACATCAGTAGAGAATTGGAGGAAGTGGCCGAAGATTCGCACGAGTTAGCGGAAGAACTTGGTCTATCTCCACGAGATGTGAAATATTGGATCGTGGATAATACTGAGATGAATGAATTGATTTCATACGGTGGTTTTCAAAAACGTTATCCACATTGGCGATGGGGGATGCAGTATGACCAACAGCGGAAGAAGAATCAATTCATGGGTGGAAAGGCGTTTGAAATCGTGAATAACGATGACCCGTGCCATGCTTTCCTTCAGATGAGTAATGATATTGCTGACCAAAAGGCAGTCATTACGCACGTTGAAGCCCACTCTGATTTCTTCGCTAATAATCAATGGTTTGCTGATGATCCGAATTCTTCCGAAATGTTAGCCCGGAATTCTGAAAAGATTGAGGCTATCATGGAAGATACGGACGTTGAACGTGCTGAAGTTGAGAAGTGGATTGACAATATCCTATGTCTAGAAGACAATATAGACCAATATTCTGAATTTATCTGGCGAGATTTGAGTGAAGATGAAAAAGAAGATTCATCTAAAGAAAATCCACTTGAAAATCTTAATTTGAGCGATGATGTGGAGAGAGCAGTTGTAGATGATTTGAACGAAGCAAAAAGTGTTGAATCATATCTCGACACCACCGAGAAAGATATTCTTAAGTTCTTAATTGATAATGGCAAACAATATGATGGCGAAACTTCCCGAGAATATGAAGATTGGCAGTTAGAGATTCTTGATATTCTTCGTGAAGAAGCATATTACTTTGCCCCACAGAAGATGACGAAGGTGATGAATGAGGGTTGGGCGGCAATTTGGGAGAGCATCATGATGACTGATGAGCAGATTGCCGATGAAGAGGATTTAATCAAGTATGCAGATCATATGAGTGCTGTTCTCAACAGTCCCGGCTTCAATCCATATAGTCTCGGAATGACGCTATGGCAACATATTGAAAACACGGTTAACCGAAGGGAAGTAGTGGATAAACTGCTTCGGATTGAAGGTATTACGCCCGATAACTTCCGTAGAAGCATCGATTTCCAGAAAGTCCACGATGCTCTCGATAAAAGAGATTCGGATGATGTTGTAGAGCGAAATTACTCTCTTACCCGCATTGGAAACCAAGGGTTCATTCAAGAAATACCGCTTGAAGAGCTTCGAAAGAGTTACCGATATGTTGTAGATCGTGACCGTTACAATAGTATAGAAGGAGCATTGCAAGATGTTGATTATGGGCGTGGATGGGAACGGATGAGAGAAATCCGCGAAGCCTATAACGATGTGATGTTTATTGACGAATTCTTAACGCAAGAGTTTGTTGATGATCAGGAATTCTTCACCTACGAATATAGAATTTCCGATCAAGAGTTTGAAGTTGCAAGTCGTGATGTTGAAGATGTTCGAAAGAAGCTTCTGTTGAAATTCACGAACTTCGGTAAGCCGACTATTGAAGTAGCAACAGATAACTTTAGAAACAGCGGCGAATTGCTACTGCTTCACAAGTTTAATGGCGTTGTTATCAATCTTGAATCAGCACAGGAGGTGGTGAAAGCGAAGAGTGGGAAGCGAGGTATGAAATACCATACCGTTAGAGACTGTCAATTTCTACGGTCAGCAGATAATGTACGAGCGCCAACCGAGAGTGAATTAGAGTGGCACGAACCCGAAGAGTGTTCAAACTGCAAGCAGATTAGGGAGAATAATGAGTAAATACGAAGAGTGTTATTTATGTAGCGGTGAAGTTGAGTCGGAAGTCGTTGCTGGATACAAGGAGTGGGTGTGTCAAGAGTGTGGAAATATCGTTGACTCCAACGAGATCATAGAAGAGCAAGAACACTACGAAGAAGGCGATAGTGTAGAGGTGATGGAATGACTGTTTTGTACCTCTGCCCCAAATGCGAGTCTTGTTACGGAGAGCCACGGCGACACCGCGACTGTGACGAGAAATACTGCGGTCTTCCATATGAAGACGTGAAAGACAAAGTATAGAAAACATTTTTAAACCTCTACGTTAATACACAACTATGGAGCCAGAAGAAGCTGCTGATTATTGTCAGTCAGATCCGAATGGGCAATCAACCGAAAGAGAGTTTTCGGTAAACTTCACAAAAGAAGATAAGATGGCCTACGTTCACTCCACAATTGCTTCGCAAGGAAAGCGTCTTCTAAAGCATTCCGATGTGATAGTGGAGCGATTATCTGTGTATAACAAAGATAGTGAGGAATATTCCACACAGTCTCTTGAAGAATTCGATGGTGGCAATAAAATTATATGGGGAATTAGTGGTAGAGTGCCAATTGAATCTTTGAAAATACAGTCAAATCCTCGGAGTCAGCGAAGCTATGCAAATGTTATTTCGCCACAAACGGATGTTAATTTTGAATAATGGGAAGCACAATATTCGTAGATTTTGACAGTACAATAACAAAAGGCACAGGCGATCCGTGGTGGGTCGATTCGTTAGATGAAGAGCCACGTTGGGAAATGATTGAGTTGGTGAATGAGTTGTACAAGCAGAATCATACAATCATTATCTATACAGCACGAAGAGAAGACGTAAGAGAAGAAACCGAATACTTCCTGAACAAGTGGGACGTGTTCCATCACGCTCTTCGGATGGAAAAGCCGGGTTTCGATTTATTGATTGATGACAGAGCAGTTTCAGATGAAATGGCTTTACAGTTAGGAGCAGAAGATATCCGTAAAAGGATTTTTGGCGATGACTGAAATAGAACAACCGATTGAAGAAGGACAGCACTATGAACATACTCGTGGACAGATATATACAGTAGATTATCTGAACGATGATATAGTGTTGCTATATGATGGAGAGAATTACCGGCTTGAGCAGTTGGATCACTTTGCTAAAAGTATCGATAGTGGTCTGTATAAATTGAAACCCGATTTGGAAATCTCAACTTCTGAAATTAAGATTCCTTTTGAGGAAATAGACCATATTGGAGAGAAGGCAAATGAGTCTTTGGAAAAAGCAGGTCTTTTTACACCGAAAGATTTCAGTTACAGGAACGATGAATCAATTCTTGAGCTTGAAGCGGTTGGTGAGACGGGATTAGAGAATATTAAAGAATGGATTGAGAACAACAAGACAGACACTATTGAATTATGAAACGGAATGAAGACCGAATTTGGTTTGACAGAGGGTATAGTCAAGCAGTTAGTGATAGGAAAATAGAGTCGTTTCCTGCTAGGTTTACAGGTATTGGTTTCTTAGTTGCAATATCTTTCTTTGATCCTGCATTTTCAGCAGGCATATTTATTTTCTGGTCTATTCTTGAATATTTGGAATGGAGAGACGAGAAGAAATATGGGGTTGATCACGAAGTACCTAAAACATGGGAATGGCAAACCTAAGACTTATATGCTTTCACATTCAAAGTGAAATGTATGCCATCGCTTGATGGAGCGGCTGTTGGAGGAATCGCATTAGCAAGTATTCTTGGTATCCTATTCGGTATTGGTGGTTTGATAGGAGCAGGTTATTGGACTTGGTTTAACGCACCGCCCGTTGGTGGAGAGTGGTGGTTCTATATCCGCATTGTCGTTACAGTTGTGGCTGCAATGATAGGAGCTAAGGCTTCGGCTTTAGCTGGTTATATTGTTGGCGGGATCATCGGCAGTATTGCCGGAGGTATTTTTGGATGAGACTTTGCTTCGTCTGTCGAAGGCCACGAGAGATAGTTGAAGAAGAAAATATTAAGCGAGAGCCTGTCTGTAAAAACTGTAGTAACAATACAAAATATTCATGATTCCAATACTTGTTATCCGTGGAGAGCATGAAGAAAAACTTAAAGGCGTGTATAAAGCAGAAGATGTAGAAGAATTACAGACTGCTATTGATGTGTTGATGGAGTATGAGAATATCAATGAGAATGAATCTGTTTGGTTAGAAATAGGCCGGGATCAAGAATGGTGAAAGGTAAACTTATTCGATGTTATTATCGTGCTGTTGGAAATAAGTTACTAAACGATACACTAACAGTAGAGTTTGAAGTAGACGGAGAGAGATATACACACAAGCTTCCCAATAAAAATTGGGCCTATACGGTTCCCGCATTACAGTTTATGGGATATGCAGGAATTAGACCAAGCGAATTTGATGGTTCCCAATATATCTTTGAAGAGGATATTGCTGCACCGTTGATGATAGAAAATGGTGAGTATTATATTGATAATTCGGCGCTACAGTTGGGAATGAATCAGTTAGATCGAGAAAGTTGGTTTGATCCTGATGGAGACGTGTGGAATAGTGGAGAGAATAAAGCATTCGGTGGTATGAGTGTGGAACCGGGAACCGGGAATAGGGCTGGTGTTCCTGTAGATGATGAAAAATGAAAAATACTCTATTTGTACATGGGAATTTAGTAGATTCTTCTTGTTGGAATGATCTCATAGATTACTTAGTTGATAAAGGAGTATCGTCCAAAAAGTTATGGACTATTGATTTTGAAAACGTTGGAGAGCCACACGATTCAATGGCTGAACAGTTAGAAGATTTTTACATAGGCAATTTTGAAGGCCAAGAAATTAATGTAGTTGGTCACAGTCTCGGTGCTACAGGTATTCGGTACTGGTTGGAGAAGCATGACCGATATGATTCAGTTGATTCAGTTGTTTACATGGCAGGAGCGATGCATGGAACGTATATGTGTATGCTAGAAGATTGGTTTAGTGATGATATTACTGAACCATGCGAACGCATCTCTGTCTCTTCCCTCAAAGATAAAGATAATTTACTTGCTCAAATAAATTCAGAAAATGAGACTCCGGGGGATATTGAATACTATACTATCAGAGCGATGTTTGATAGATACTATACTTTCAATCCCACGAGTCCAAAATTGAGAGGTGCTGAGAAAAATTTGTTAGTGGCATCCACACACCGTGGCCTTCTTACTAATCTTCAAGTGAAAGAAGCTCTTTACGAGTGGTTATTTGAAGAGTAAGAGTTTTAAGTTTTGCGCTGTAACTATTTTACATGGAAGTTAAATTCCAAGCTTCGGAAGAATCAGTCGAAGAGATGGGCTATGCCATTATTGATCGAGCCAATCGGGTTAAAAAGAATGGACATGAAGAATTGGCCTTAGAAATGCGAATGGTTGGGCGACAACATATTGATCGTTGTCGTTATGATGATACTGAAAATGAAGAAAAAGACTTTGAAGAAAGCCTTATGGAAGATTTAAAGTAAAAAGGAAAAAATGGGAAGCCCTTGCATCGATTGCTATTCACACGATACAGAAATTGTTTGGTATGATGATGGACATTTTCGAAAGGAGTGCGCTGATTGTGGCTATATCGGTGGCCCTTACGTTTCTTCACAGGGAAGTGATGAATATGGCACAGAAGAAAAAGAAACCTCTCAAAACGTAGCTGAGAGCGTCTTTGATTATTAGTAAAGGTTTTAAGTTTCAAAGTCTACAGAGTAAATATGGAGTGTAATAATTGCGGAAGTGAAGAGTTTACTGAAATCCACAACGAAGAGTATGGTGGTCACAAAGGATCGGACAGACGTGATGAGACAGAGAAGACCATCTATGAGTGTGATGAATGTGGAGGGCAAGGGCGAGAATTTGTTGATGGTGTCGATGGTGGAATCACATATTCGGGTGTTCTTCGATAAAGATGGCAGAGTTTGATGAAAATGTACAATGCGGAAACTGTGAGTTGTGTAGAATCGATTCAACAGACTATCTTGGACGGTGTAGTAACTGTGGAGAACGAGATTGGGAGTTGATTGTAGAGGATAAATGGTTGAGTGTTCCAGAACTACAAGAAATGGCAAAGTCTACGGGGCAAGACATTGAACAGTTGAAGAAAAATAAAGAAGCATTCTTAGAAAATGACGAAAACAATTGAAGCAGAAGTAACAGAAGATTCGTTAGAATATCTTCAAGAGTGGGCTGATGCTGTTGGATGTGAAGTTAAAGATGTTGCCGGTGATTCAATTGATTCATATCTAGAATTGGAACCCGAAGAACTTTAGTAACTTGAAAACCTAACATAATACACTATGGAATTGTTACAATTCAAGGCCGATTGGTGTGGACCGTGTAAACAACAGAGCCAAATTCTTGAAGAATTTGATTCAGTAGCAGTAAGGGAAATTGATATTGAGGAAGAACAAGACTTGGCTAATCAGTATAATGTTCGTTCGTTGCCAACTCTGATTCTCCGAGATGAAGATATAGGTGTCCTTGAGAATTTCGTCGGATTGACTGAATTGGACAGGATCGAAGAAGCAGTTGAAATGTATTCGTAGTATGGTGCAACAACAGAACGCATTAGCAATTATGTATATAATATATTTGTTCTCTCTTTTCACTTTTGGTTTAGCAAGTTATACAGAAGATATGCAGACGATGGTGGTGTTTGGATTTATTACTCTATTGATCCAAAATTGGCTTTTCCGGATGGAAGAAGAGTAGAGTTATTCGTGTTTTGCTTGACTATAATCGTATTCCGGGTATAGTTCATCCCAACAGTCTTTACAAGTAAAATTGACAAAATCGACTGTTCTTCTGATAAGATTTCTACTCTTCCCGACAGAGAATATACCACTAAAAGATTCTTGTTCGCATTCAACACAAGTAGTTTCGTAATTTTTTTCTAGATCGTGTTGGGTTGGTTGCCAACCGTTGTTAGATACGACGAGTCCTTCAAACATTTCTTTACCATCTTCTGAAATACCATATCTCCAATGCTCCACGTTGCTCATACTTTTTGTTTCACTTCTCGCTATATAAATCCACGGTAGGAGGAAGATTTATACAGTTCAAGATATAACATCGGGTATGGTACGAGAAGATGTTGAAGCGTTATTCCACGCCCACGAATTGATTGCAAGAGAAATTGAACAAGCTGAATCCTTTGCTCATGCTGATAATGAAGACTTGCATGGACACATTAATGGCCTTCGGGAAGCGAACAACCGGGTCGAAGAACTAATTTACGAGAGGTTGGAATGAAAGGAACACACGCTTATATAGGAGTGAAATTGCAAGAAGCCCAACAACAGTTGCAAGACGGGGAATATATCAAAGCATATCAGACGATATTAGATATAGAAGAAGAATGGAATCAAAGGAACGAGGAAATAATTGATGTTGATGTAAGTAGTCATTTTGATTCCGAAAAAATCGAATCAATCAAAGAAGATGTGAAGAATCCAGATAATGTGAATCCATCAAACGCTGAACCAATTGAGAAAGCACGGTTGATTGTGGGGTATATTGATGATCGGTGATATTGATATAGACGAATCAATCACAGATCGGTTTGAAGAGCAGGGCATTTTAGAAGAAAAGATGCAAGAAGCGATGCAGAGAATTGCTATAGAGCGGGAGAAACTGCTTGCTTTGGCGCTTCGGGATGGATACGATGGAGTAGACATACACATGGACACGTCGATTGTGACGGACTATAGAGACTACTCTATGGGGTTTGAGTACGAAGCATGGGAAGGCGAAGCACCGACAATAAATAGATGGGAAGCTAATGTTCAAAGGTACGATTTCCGTGTTTTAGACAAGCGAGAGAAACAGCAGTTGCTAGCAAGGATTGGGGTTTCCGAGAGAAAGAAAGAATGATTGGATTTTTGAAATGTTGGCTGTATGGTCATTCTGAAACAGAAGAAGAGAAATTTGGTGAGTGTATAAATCAAAAATGCTCCCGGTGTGGTCGTGTGCTTTCACGAGAATATACCTATAAAGGCCGGGCTGAAAATTTTCTTGAATCAACACACCGATTGGGTATTTATAAACCAGTCGAATTTATTACTGATAATGATGGTCGAAAACTAGAACCGGGAGACACTATAAAGTACAAAGAGTTTGATACGACTTTTCCGGGCCTTCATTTAGGAAGAACGGGTACTGTTGAATTTTTATTTGAGGATAGAGAAGGGAATTGTTTCGTAAAGATCCGAACAAAAAGAACATTGTTGAGGGAGCGGCGTATTATGGGAATACGGAAAGGTTTTGAAAATGACTGAGAAAGACCTACCAACGGAGTACAACGAGTTTGTACGGTTTATCGAACAAAACCATACATCAGTAGTTGCTCAGGTTCTCTCCGAAGAGTATAATCCCAAATTGGATGCTAAGAAAGCACGAGAGCGGTGTGAGATGGCTATGAGAATAAATGTATATAGAGGAAGTAATCTATTGACAAAGACTACGGCAACAGCAAAAGAGATACAGAGAGGTTATACAACAATCGAGTGCCCATCGTGTAAAGGAACAGGAGTGTTTGAGATCACGGATACAGACAGTCAAGATTGTGTTGAGTGTTCCACGAAGGGCGAATTGACTGTTAGTATTTGAGGGGGAATACTGTTGAGAGTATATTTTTCGGGAATTTCCATTCTGATTTTGACTCATACTGCCAAAGGTTTTTATTGGAAGGGGTTTTTATTAGATTATGGGAGAGCATAAAGTGCTTCGGTGTGAGGATTGTAAAGAATATGCTAACGTAGGCAAGATTTGACCAGAGATTGATAAAGGGCATTTACCCGGAGATCGAGAACTAACCATTTCATTCTTATATGAACACAAAGGATGTAGTGTTAGATTGGTTGGAGAGTATAGTGGGACACAGCAGATGTGGATGGACACGAATAAAAAGAATGGAAGGGAGGAATATAAGAAAGACAATTGAAAACTCGGGAAATACCATTGTCATAATTTTCGTTGGGTTTTTAAGTTGGAAGGTTTAATGAGGAAATGGAAATATGGTTAATAAATCACACCCTTGTATTAGAGATTTACCGACGTATGATGAAATGGCTGAAATTGTAGAGGCAGAGGATGTTTATGAAACTATTGAAGAAGATATCGGTGTAAATATCGATGGTGAATTTATTACCGATTCGTGGATACGAGGCAGAAAGGACAAACAAGCACGAATGATGTTTCTATTTGGAGCAGCATTCACGCTTATGTCTGAGATAGTTGAAGAGCAAAATCCAGATAAAAGAGGACACTACGAAGAAGATAATTACTTTACAGACTTCCACGATCTATATAATCATGTCCAAGTTGAGATTGACAAACAAGTAACTCCCAATAGCGAAGGGCAAGAGTATTTTGATGAAGAACACGGATGGTAGTAGAAATCCGGAAATACCTTTGTCAGTAGTGTATGTATAAAAATATACGTCGGGTATAGTAATATATATCCGTCATGTTTTTGCTCGAACATGAATCTATCATGATTAATCATTACATTTATCAGATCGAGATGATTTCAAGCTTGAGATTTAAACAATTAAAGCAAAAAGAATTTCTAACTTACAAATGTTTAGCTTTCTCTCTTATTCTAATACAATTGTTTTCTTTTCTAACTCTTAGCTTTAGATCCTTCAGTTAATAACTCATATGCTAATACAAATAGACTTGTTAGTTACACAAATAGAATTTATGGAAATATCTTAGCTCCTAGCTTTCGATCCTCTTGATTAGGCATATTTGTTAACCCATTAGGTCTTATCTCTTACAATACTAACTAAAAGCTACGAATATTCTTTTCCTGTTAAAATAATAGCTTCATATTCTTAACACCCCCCGACCACTTTAGATATACGGATAAAACCCTTTATTTGTGTGCCTACATTACGGATATATCACTTATATACCTATATAAAAGGTGCTTGTATGCCTATATCTCGATCCAAAAGCTAGGGGTTTAGATTAAAATGAAGGGCTTTAGATTATGAATTAATATATTTCCGAAAAATCCCCCTTTGAAACCCCTAAATTAGTTTTCAATCCCCGAGCCTTACGGGGGTTTTGATTTTAATAACAGTATAGCTATATGTTGGATCGCCAGCTAAACAGCTATCGCTTATAAACCGTAAGAGGTTTTGGTTACATTTTTCGGAAAAATGTTCATATATAGGGGAAATTAGTTTTCCATGTAACCATATCCGGTTAACATATTTGGGTGTTTACAAGTATGTGGTATTTTAACACATTTAAGGAATTTAAGCTTAAATATGAATATACTAGGGGATTAGGGCTTTCACGTCGCTAATATAAAAAATATACCGGGATTTTAATATATCCCCCTAAATTCCCCCAATATTAACACATACATATACCTTAAACACCAATAAAATACTGTTAGATCTAACACCAAATAGGACCCTAGTAGTTCCTTATACTCATACCCATAAACATAGGATACAAGGCTTCTATTAACTGATTATAATGAGTATAAGGGTTATTGGTAAGTTTATAAAGATTAATATGATATACACTAATCTTATACGCTATACTAACACGTTTATGTTATTGGATACTGTTTATATTGTATGTATGTATCCTCTTTTCCGTAATATGTAATAATATGTCTTTAGTGTGATTATATTCTATTGAACTATTGGCTTTAGCTTCTAGTATCCTTATATCGATTATAACCTTATTGACTATACTACTAGTTCCTTGTATATTGTAGTGTAAATATAATGAACTTAATACTAACTAGTATATGCTACATTAGTCATTAAGGAATAATATGTAATTTTAATATAGCTTGGCATTTCTCCCATTTGAGATATATAATGGTTTTACATGGATTAATTACAAGCTATTTAGCCAGAAATAACGCTAAAATGCTAATTCATTTTACAAGTTTAAAACCCCCATAGGGGAATACAATTCAAAATTAAACTATCATTCTGAAAGGATGGCATACCGTGGATCGGTGTATTTGCTGTCTAGAGTGTAGGGGTTAACGGTGTTTTTCGGTGTTTCAAAATCGCATGAAAGCGCCTTTGTTAATGGTTTGTAATGTATACGGTATATCAATTTCTAATAATCGGAAATAGTATATTAACTTAAATAGCTCTTTTCATATGTTTATACAGTTCATGATATAAATTGAACTTAAATTGAATACAAGTCTATTTTACTACAAGTCTACTTTACTGTAGTACAATTAAAATTGTATTTGTCGATCTAGCTAGGAAACAAGTTTAGTTTTATTGAATACAAGTCTATTTAATACTACAGGATAGAAAACTTACTTGTATTTAGTACAATTGAACTTGAATGTCTCAAAACGACCATATATGCCCCTACAAGGCGTTTATTTTTCTTGTGTGATTCATACCACTAAATCCGGTAATGGATACATCAGAAAGGCGCATAACCGCCTTATTTTGGACATAAGCACTAATCCCGATTAACGCGCATGGACATGAGATAAAATCGGTATGTGCGCATGGATAATTACGCAAATATAGCCAGAAAATAACCCTATTTTCTATTAAATCGGTAAGTGATTCTAATAACAATTATTAAAATCGTCCCTATATAGAAGTTGAGTTAATAAAAAATATCGCTAAAATCCGGTGTTTTTGGCCGTCCAAAAAGAAAACAAACATACAAAGAATAGTCTAATACTGTTTGTACTAGCTAGGAAATAGCCAAAGAAGTTTAGGAAATAACGATATCGCTAGCACGCATGGACAAATGCCTTTAGTTATCATTTTGATTAACTAAATCGCAATACGGCGATGCATAGATAATTTATCTGATATGGGTATAATTTCATGCTTTTAGCCTTGAATCCTAGTCAAATAGATTATACTTTAATTTCTAATATCTCCTAAACAGTAAGTAAAGAGTCTAAAACGTCGGTTTGTAATCTATCAATTCCCAACGATTAGATTTAAGTGTAATTCGCTCGCGTATGTGGGTATGAATCAAAATCAGACTTGGTAAGACCTAATCGATTAGGCCCTATTGTAAAATCCCCATTCCCCATGGAAACACCCATGGGGGCTTATGAAATGGAACCTATCGGTTATGGGGGCAAAATCTACCAGTAACCCACTAAGAGACTTAGAAAAGGCCCTAATAGGGCTTAGGTCCGGAGATTCCATAACGCTGTTTTGTAGGGTATTGAGACTTGTAGCGGGCATACGATCCAAATAACCGCTTATTCATATGCGGTAAATTTCGGGAGCCTATGATCCAAGAGTAACCTAGTGGCATACGCATATGGAAAAATGCGTATTGCGTAAGGTGATGGCATTGTAACACGACTAAACGGCCTTGAAACGCCCGTATACGTCAGTCTGGGTAATAAGACGGTATCCGCTTATGGATACGTCAGTCTGCTTAATAAGACGGTATACGGACGGATTAGGGGCTTAGTAGGGAAGTAACAGGTAATTTCCTTCATATGTGAAGTGAGTAAGTCACTGATCATAGGGACGGAAAACCCACATACCGTATGTGGGTTATGGAAATTGTAGCTCTACCCATGAACAAGGGACGGAAAACCGGATCGACATATCCGGCGAAAAGAGTGATAGAATGAAGTTAGGGGAAAACACCCTAAACTACAGTAAAACCGTGTTTAAGCGTTTTAGGCATGGTTTGAATAGTTCTAAAGCCCTTGTAAGAGTAATTTCAATCCCGGTAAAGTTGTGGTAAAAACCACAAATACGGGCATAAAAGGTAAAAAATTGAAAGCTTAGTTACAAACCGTTTAGAAAAGTGGAAAACCGCCGGATTATGGTATTGAAACTTAAAAGACCACTTGAAAACACAACTACAATTACCTATGTGAGACTTACAAAATACAAACATATGCATGGTTAAAATGGATAAACGTATTAAATTACGTTTTACCTTTCCCAAAAGTGAAAATTTTGGGTGAAATAGTGAACATATGAGTTTTACAGCTAAACCGATCCAAAAAGACGTTAAGAATAGTGATAAACCTAATTTCAGTATTGATGATATGGTGAAAACACCTTACGGTGTTGGTGTTGTTGCTGAAGTGAGGAATAACGATGTTTTGATACAATTAGGAATAGCTGAAGTGACAGCTTTGGAAAAGTCCAAAGTTGAAAAAATCAATGGGGATTAGGGCAAATAATCCCGCATGAGTTAGGCATACGGGGGTTAATTTTCCCAAAAGTGAAAATTTTGGGTGAAAAACTAGACACATGTACATGTCATTCATGAAGCAAACAAAAATTGAAGATTGTACTGTTAAACTAAAAAGAATCAATTACCCAAATAAACCGGAAAAAGAGCCAAAATTTTGGGTAAGTGTTGTGGGAAACGATCCAATAACTCAAAAACGGAAAAAAATATGGTCTTTGTCGGGAGAAAACAAAGGGGAATTGTGGGAAAAAGCTAAGAAATATGCGGAAAAATACGCATATTGAATAAATAACGGATAATTTTTGAGGGATATGAAAATATCCCGGTGTAAATTATGACAAACATGAACCTAGGAGCTAGAAGTAATGATCCGAAAAGTTACGACAAAAACCAAATGCTTGATGATGTTATTCTTAAAAAATTGGATAATTCAAGCATTCAAAATATGATTCTTAATGACTTGTCAAATGCTTTCAATTGGATTGATCAAAGGGGAAATACCGGCGATAATATCCCAAATGAAGCATTAGACAATTTCCATCATGCGATTTTGAACAAAAAAGAACATTTAGCTGTCAAATATGCGGTTGAAGTGTTGGAAACCCAAAAACACCCTACAGCTAGCGATATTGTAGATTCCCCTTGTAAACAAGCTATTTACAATATTTGCGGAAAAAGAGCCTACAATTACGAGATTTAAATCTATTTGATTATTTTTGTGGGAATAGGAATATTCCCCGGAGAAATTAGAAAAATGGCAACTTTAGAAATACAAGGTGAGAGTATAGAAATGGAAACAAATGGATACTCTACTAAGGATTATTACGCATCTATTTCATTTGATACCGAAGAATCAAAAGATACCGAATTTTGTAAAACTACAGATATTCCCCTTAAAGGTGATTCAAGGCGAGATATGACATTTGAAGAAATTGAAAAGCAAATAAACGAATATTTTGAAGAAAACTACCCAGATTTAGAAATTGTCGAATTTAAACGGATTAATATTGAAGAAAGGGAAAGAATCAAACAAAGGCCTTTCGACAATTACGAATTTTAAAAATAATCTGTTTACTTTTGGATTAGTTAAACCTAATCCGGTGTTAAAAATGGAATTTTACAAACAATCATGTATCCATTGTGGAAAAGAGACAAAACACGGTCGTTTTAGTGATCAAAAACCAGTTTATATTTGCGATGAATGTTATAG